CGTCTTGGCCCATGTAGTAGCGGTCGAATGTCCAGGTTTTACGGCGTGCCATGGCTTACGGGTCTCGGAGGGATCGCAACAGGTAGTTGACGGCGTTAAGCGTGTCGTGCACCATGTTGATATCCCCTCTCCGATGCGACGTTTACCCAATAATCTCGTGCCCGCCATGAAGCCCCTTTGCTTCTATTCCATGTTCTCGGCTGAGCAGTGCCCCAAGGCTCTGGCTTGGATGGCAGCGCTTTGCGCTTCCACGGGACGTGGACATGACGCTGAGCAGTGGCTGATCGAGCTGATCGAGTCGGTGCTGTTCACCCACCAGAACGTCGTTCGGCCGACCGAGATTGCGCTGCGAGACACTGCAAGCATGTCGTGATCTTCCGACGGGTTGGCTCGAGCTGCGCTGACGACCAGATGGAAACTTCGCCAGCGCCCTCATAGTTTTCGCAGGCGGTCACACGTACACCCAGCTCATGGTCTTGTGCATCGTGCACGAGCCCGTCGGGGTCTAGGTAGCGGCGAGGCATTGAAGACAGGTCACGGGTTGGTGAAAGACTTCTTCCATGTCCCGCATGTTGAGGTCAAACCCGCCGACGTCATCGGCTTCGCAGACCATGAGCGAGTTGGCTCCAAAGCTCCCACCGCAGACGTGAACGAGGCCTTTTCGGTCCCGGAACGTCTGTGGTTCACGCTTTTTCCACGTCATGCACCCGCCTCCGCGATGCACCAGAAGCAGTAGACGGGGTCGTGCTCCCAGATCGCGTGGTCGTTGACGATCTCCTCGAGTTCGCCGGCTAGTTCCGTCAGGGCCGTGTGCACCATGTCGTCGTAGTAACCGCCGCCCGCCATGAAGCTTTGCCTCGACTCGTACGCACATCCGCCGAGGTAGTCACTGCACGTAATGCCTTTGTACGTGGCCGACACTTTGACAATGCACCACGCCCATTCGTTGCCGCGAGCAAGCTGATCCCGAATCCACTCCACACATGTTGGGTCGTCAAACTCTCCAACATAGCTTCGGTCCTCGGGTTCGACGAAAAGTTTGACTGCCGCGACCTTTTTCAGCTTCTCTAGGTCGATCTTCATCGTCCTTGCCACCGTTCTTCGACGATGCGAACGGCGTCGTCCTGGTCCGCGGCGTCGCCCCATCCACCGCGAGCGTCTCGCCATCGCCATGCAGGCCCGGTCCCCCGGTTCACAGGCTCGAAGTTCTTGAATTCGACTTCGCCGGTGACGACACCGTCGATCACAACCTCGGCGCACATGGTGCCGGGCTTCTTACGCAGCTCAGTCATGGTTTTCCTTTCGCCCAATAGGCGATGCAGTCGAAGCACGTGACGGCTTCGACCTGCGGTCGTCGTCCGACAGCCGTTTCGATTCCGCATGAGAATTGAAACGTCGGATCCGCCCACGAGATGCACTTGAACGCTTGATGGACAGTACCCTCGTGTTCGACGAGCATCTTCTCGCCGTTGTTGTAGTCTCTCGCGCGGACGGTTTGCTGCTCGCGGTCCTTCGTGATGATGTCTTCCGTTTCCTCGGACGCATACCAACCACGTTCCCGATCTTCGAGGTCGACGACTTCTTCTTCGTTGTACGGATTGATCTGGACGGCACCACAGTGGCGGCATACGGCCGCAGTCACTTGTTGCATGCCGACGCCATTGTCGACGTACTCCGCGTCTGTATCACGCGAGCCGCACCAACCGCAGGTCACCACTGGATGCAGGTCAGGCACGTGATTGACGGTGCGACCTCAAGCGAGCCGGGGTCGCCACTGTTGATCGCGCGGCAGGGGCACATGAAGTTGAGGTACGCAACGCCTTGCGCGACGTTCCACTCAACATTGTACACTGCCGTAATGACCAACATGTGTCCAAGTCCATCAGGTCCGATGACGATCTCGTGATCGCCGACCTTGGGCAGTGTGCGTGCCTGCGCCAGGACTTCGTTGAGCTTCATGGCCACGTCTTTTCCTCGCTGATGGCCAGCTCGTAGTCTTCGTGGTTGAGGTTGATCGCCATGCCACGTGCTGTGCGTGCCGCGTCCGTGCACGGACCGACCGCCTGGACGGACTCTCGCGTCTTCTTGTCGATGACGTGGACGTACTCAACGTCAGGCTTCTTTTTCTTCAGCAACGTTAGTTCCTTTCAGCGCGTCGAGCCGGCGTTTCGTCGGACCCGCCATCAACGCGTTCAGTTCACGATCCGTCTTTTCGCTGCCTTCGTTTGTGAGCATTGCGTAGAGCAGCTCGAGGACTTCGACGTCCCGCATTCGAGAATCATATCGAGGGCGTCGCTCGGGTCTCGCGCCATGACAGCGTAGATGCCGATGGCCACACGTCCCGTCTCTTCAGACATGGGACATGTTCGGCATCTCGTCGACGTCGTCGCAGACGACTTGGAGCCGTTCCCGTTGGGCGGCTTCTGCGCTCGACCGGGCGATCCCCTGGCGAAGCTTCAGCTCCCAGATCTCGCGAGCAAACGATGCTTGCGCGATGGTGAGCGGGTAGTCCCCGTGCGTGCTCACGAAGCCGTCGGAGACGCGACACAGAGATTCCGTTCGTTGCGCCATCTCGTAGTTGCAGAGCGCGACGTCATCGCGCATTCCTTCAACACGGTCCTCGAGTAGTTCCGCGAGTGTCTCGTCGTTCTCGTTGCGTACGGACATTACGACGCAAACGACCGCGAACCCCGCGTCGTTCACGGGGCCGAAGTCCCGGCGATACTCCTTGGGCTTCGTCTTCTTGGTGTTCAAGCTCATCGCGACCTCGTGCGCATCGGAGAGCGTGTTGTAGATGCCGAGGTACCACTGTCCGTTACGAACTCAGTGCGTATGGGTGACCTTGTACTCTGTCGACATGGCTCAACCCTTCTTTCGTGCGGCCAGGAGTTCGTTGATGTGGTCCTCGTAGGTCTTCAGCCCCGAGATCTCGAGCCCGACGGACTTGGCGTAGTTGACGAGCATCAAGGGATTCCAAGACCCGCCGCCTTCGATACGAAACCGCGTGCTCCGAAGGACCCGACGTTCCTCGAATGCATTGAAACCGTGGAGGAACACGAGCTGGTTGCCTTGCTTGCTCACTAGCAGCACGACATCGTTCGCCTTGAGCGCGAGCTTGTTGCCCGCGACCCCAAACTCTGGATGTTTTGCCAGGATCTCGAGCCAGTTCGTCAGCTCGCTCTTGCCGAAGTGACAGGTCGCGACATAGCGCAACCTCATGTCACGCCGCCGTCCAGTGAGCGCCGGGTCCCCGTCCCTCGAGACCGATCAGACCGCGCTTCTTGAGCGTACGTGCTGCGCGCTTGACGATGTACGTTGTCTGTCCTGTCTTCGCGATCAACTCCGCCGTCTTCGCCGTCTTCAGTTTCTTCAGCGCCGCAAGCACGCTCTGCTCACCTTCCGTCAGTTCTTCCGGGAGGTCGACGGCGAAGTTCACCGCAGGCGGCTTGGCTTTCGCTTTGGCTTTCGCCTTTTTGGACGTCTTACGTGCAGTGCTCGTCGGCAACTCCCCGCCGACCAGCACCTGCGCAATCTCTCTGCGCGCCTCCACGATGAGTTGTTTGGCCTGTTGCAGCTTCTTGAAAGCGCTCTCGAGGCCGTGTGCGTGTTGTAGAAACGTGAGGTCGTCGTCGGTCAGGCTTACGCCTAGACCGTTGTCATTGGTGTTCGACATGAATTTCTCAATTCGGCTTGGAACGATGCCAAGCACTGCATCTAGCGCGAGGCGCGCCCGACGGGTTCGTTCTAAAATTTCACGGATACAAGGGCGCAACATGGAGCCCCGTTACGTGAGTAGTTAGCTGTCGCTGTCGCTGCGTTTGTCGACGAACTCGTCCATGAAGCGCCACGCAAGCTCCGCCTGCGCTACAGCCTCAGCGTCGTCCGTCTTCGTGTTCTTGATGAACAGTTCCATCGCCCTCGAGATACACGCGCTCGCCTGCTTCAGTGTTTGCAGGTCAATTCCGCGCGCTGATCCAGGACGGCGTGCCATCGCATTCACGAAACTGTGTTCTTGCCGCCAAGGTACTCTTTCCACGGGATGTGAGTTCCCGTGTTCGAGTCCTTGAAGCCCCAGCTGCCGACGTTGGTACCCGCGACGAACAGGCTCCAGCTGCCCTTTGCAGGGTTGAGCAGGTCCACGCGGTGGTAGTCGTTTTGCCGGATGATGTTCACCATACCCGGCTTGAATGTCCGTACGTCCATCCCCCGCTCTTCGGTGTACCCGCCCTTGAGAATGAGCGCGATGGAGCGACCCCACGGATGGTTGTGCTGATCTCGATCTTCGTCGCTTCGATGGAAGAAGTGGATGAAGACGGCGAACGGGGCCTTAGGTGTGACCTCGTCGTCGGCGGTCCGTGGACTGGACGGCCAGACGTACCACCGCGTCAGATAGGGACGCCCCTCCGGATCTGCAATGGTCCAGTGGTTCAGACGAACGACGATCTTCTTCAGGAGCCACTCAATCACGGCAGGACCTCCGCTTCCGTGTATAGCGGAAACGGGAGATGCCGATCAAGGCAGGATATGTCGGCCAGATAACCCCGCCGCCGATTGCACGACGCCAGGAAGCCCCCAGGTACCTCTTGGCACCTGTGGCGATCGCTGCGCCAACACCTAGCCAGATTGCTACGAGCGTCATCCGTCCCCCATTTCCCACGAATGCAGTTCCGCACCCTCGTGATAGTCGATGAATTCCTGGTGCGTGCCGAACACGGAAACCTTGTCCGGCTTCATACGCGGAAAATTTCGGTCTCGGGGAAGTTTGCTCATGTTCGCAGACATGATCAGGGCACCTGCGCAGATGTTGCCCGTCTTCTGGGCTTCCCACTTCTCCTTCCAGTCCGGATCTGCGTAGTCCATCGTCTGGTGACACGGTAACGGTTGTTCTATTGAAATGTTGACGATGAAGCTCCGCGGATTGGCAGCCCCAAGCCAGCCCGGCATCGCCTTGCGGCGGAACGGACAGTCGTTGCACGGAACCTTGGTCGGCTCGCGATACGTCACAAGGCCCCTGGGTTGAACAACATGTTCGCGAACATCCCCAGCGCCACCGACCCGCCCAGACACAGTTGTAACGGTCTGCGTCGACCTCTTGGCTTTCCGAGCCAGTGCCTTAGCGCTGCTTCGAGTGTTCTTTTTGTTCGTGGAACGGGCCATAACTTCTTCCTTCGGAGTAGCGCGGTCGCACGGTCCTCATGAATTGGGTCTACGAGATCAATGTCCGAAGTCTCTTCGAACTCCAGGTGTGCAAGGCGAGGGTGCCCAGCCGCCGCGAGCAGTCGGCTCGAGATGCGCATTGCTGCGACTTCGTACGTGTCACACAGGTGGTTGTGGCAATGACAGAATGCGATCGGACAGTGGCCGTAGTCGGGTTTGTTCCAACGGTCGCGTGTCTCGATGAGTGCGTGGCCTAGCTCATGTGCAGGGCCCCAACTTTGACTCGTCTCGAGCAGGTGAGGTCACGCCGCTTTCTTTGGGCACCACCTATTGGCTAGCTCGTAGAAGTCATACAGGTTCAACGTATTTGACGCGGCGGTGGCACGTCGTGCACTCGAAGCCTTCATGACCAAGACCTTCCTCTAGGCGGGAGAGGGTAATGCGATTCATGACGCCGCCGCAGTCACCGCCGCCTTTGGCGGGCGGAACACCGCCACGAACCGTTCGTCCTTTCGAACCACAGGCGACACCGACAGGCTTGCGAACAACAACCATCGGCTTCATCCGAAGTATCCCCGGACCCGCATCGCGATCATGCAATCTGTGATGTCGATGACGGAGTCCAGCTCTGAGATCGTGCCGCTGTTGGACATGTGTTCGGCGACCTCGGCGGCGCTTGCGCCTTTACCGTTGTTCTTCTTGGACACTGCTTCGTAGGCGTCCATGATTTTGCGTTCGTACGCGGTCATGGCTTCTTTTTGAACTCCTTGAGACCGTAGTGGAGACGGACTTTTTCAACGGCAGTCGCTGTTTTGGGGTCACGTCCGTTGAGACGGTCCGGGTCGTACGACAACGTCATGTCCATCGCCAGGTCGTACAGCGCCTGGAGCGCCTTGAGTGGTGTGTATGCATTCCGACTCTTCATTTTATCTTTCGTACAGGTGTTGTGAATGCCCGGTCCACAGGCCACCCACGTGAAACGATACGACGGTGCAATTCTTTGTAGGGCAGTTTGAGTACGGCGGCCCAGTCCAAGAGGAGCTTCCTTTGTCCTTGGTAGGAAACGAAACGGTTGTTTCGTTTGTTACGAGCTTGCGTCGAACGCGTCGCCCAGACGCAGTTGGAGGGTGAATAGTCCAACTTGTTCTTCTTGCGTTCAATCGAATGATTGACAGTAGGCGGTTCTTTCATATCACTAATAAAACGTTCGAATCCGCCTAAACCTTGCCAACGTTTGCAAACCCGTATTCCACGTCCACCGTAACGTTCCCAGTTTGAGCACGTTTTGTCAGAGCACCGCTGAAGCATTGCTCTGTAAACCGCGTACAAACGGTCCCTTGATCTCCCGTGTGTCGTATTTACTTCACTCGTGCGTTCTCGATTCAAACATTTGCACGACTGAATCTGACCACCTATCAAGTGAGACGAGCGCACATTGACAGTGTCCCCGCAAATACACCGACAAACCCACATGATTTTCCCGTTGGTCCGTTGCCCAGAGTCACGAAGCACCGTTAACCGACCGAACTTTTGACCCTTCAAATCGATTGCACGGTTACTTCGCATTGGTCTTTCTATTTGTGAAAGTTCATCCACATGCGACTAGCCTGTGGTCTTGGATCACGTCCGTCGCGGTATTTAGCGTTCGGTTTGCTGTCGTAACCCTGTTCCGGCGCCCCGGTTTCAAAGTAGATGAGTTGCCCGATAGGCATGCCTGCGTAGACTCGGACAGGTTGGACGACATGTATTTCAAGAGTCCAATGACCTTTGTATAATACATCGCCACGTCCCGCAGTACAGTGGATCGTGATTCCGAGCCGCCCGATACTGCTTTTCCCGTCGAGGAAGGGAACGTGCTTGAGGCTCTCGGTGTACTCGCTCGTCGAGCCGAGATAGAGCGTGCCCGGAATCAGCACGATTCCATCCGTCCCGATTTCGTATGCGTGCGTTTCATGCTCGACTTTGCAGTCGAGCAGTCGGGGCACCAGGTTCGGCGTCGTGCGGCCTTCGTTGATGTCGGGATAGCCTGTGGCGTACGTCAGGATTGTTGACCCTAAGTGCACGTCGTACGAGTTGCTTCCAAGTGCACTTGGGTCAAACGGGTCGATAACGATGTCACCCTTCGCCATCGCCTCCTTGATCATCTTGTCGCTTAGGATCATTTTTCACAGGCTCCCATTCCAGGTACCAAGCAGTGATACCGATTTCGCGTGCGCTCTCGCAATCCGAGTGACCACATCTCTTGCCCTTGCATGGGAAGAAAGTTCCGCAGACCTCACACTTCTCGAACTTGTCGCCGCGGATTGCACGCCAGACATGCTTACTGTTCGAGCAGAGAGGTTGGCGAGGCATCAGCGTCGGGTGGGTTTGGTGGTCGCGTTACGTACGAGCCACGTTTCAACGAGGTCGTCGACGGTTTTGAGGATGTCCTTGTCCTCGTTGGCAAGCACGATGGTCGCTTCCAGCGCCACATCATCCATACGGGCTTTGACGCGGTACTGGTAAGCCGTGTAGCCGAGGACCAGCACGCCGACGTCGCACTTGTCGGGGAACACGAATCCCTTGATGCGCTCGACGTCGAGCGAACGCCTGACCTGGTCTCCGAACTTCTGGGTCACTTCTTCTTTGTTGAGCATCGATAGTCCTTCCCAAACGCGTCGACAATGAGGCACTCCGTACAGGTTGGAGGACCTGGTGTGATTCGATTTTGGCTGCCGGGGTTCAGCTTGGCGTGACGACCACATGCAAGCTCCGCTTGGCGATTGGGGTCGAGTCCCACGCCGTTTGCGTCGATCCGAACGTCTTGTTCGAATCCGGACCAGCTGAGCCAGCGCAGGACGATGTGAACGCCGTCGTGACGTTTCATGTACCAGGGAGGCCGCGCGACAGACAAAACAGACATGTGACGACCTCCTTGGTTGGGGTTCCGTTTGACGGGTCTTGCATCCAGAGCCCGCGTTCGCGGCATGTGAAGCGTAGGTTCAACGGCAACACTGAGCGTGGAGCGTCGACAGCCTTGCGCAGTGAGAATTCAACAGGAACCCGTTCTCCCACGATGTCCCAAGCCTCAGTGACGATATGGACGACTCCATCCGGATCTTGAAACCGTCGGCTCACTTGCGATCGATCACTGGATAGCCGATTTTCACGTCGCCGAGGTTTGGCCGCGACATCGCGACGGGGTTTAGAACGCTTCCACCGAACACCGCGCGTTCCATCAAAGCGATCAGGCTGCTACGCATCAGGCCGTTCGGACGCAGCTTGCGGTACTGCTGCAGCGTCTTGCCTTTGGGGTCGGCTTCGCACATCCCTTGGAAGACCATCCACTCGCGCTGCACGACTACGAGAGCGCCTGTACACTCGTTGATCGTGTCTCGCTCGGCGAGTGCCTCATAACCCGAGAACACCGCCATTCGCGGGTCCGTTGGATGGCACGACATACGTGCTCCGTTGCGCAAGCCTTTCCATAACCGCGCCAAGTTGGCGGGAGTATAGAATTTATATGGGTCGGGTTTTGAGCTTTGATTGGCAAGACGCCATGGACAGTGCTTGCACGGCACCAGACACGCGGCTTTGACTGTGGCTGTCGACTTCAGAACCACCCTCTTTCTTCGGCGAGAGGCGCAGAGCCCCAACACCAGATTGTTTCGATGTTCATCGGCTTGCGCCGCGGACCGTCATGGCGTCTTCGCCGTCCGGTTGATACAGCCCATGTGGGCGTAGGTCGACCGCGTCTCATCGAACCGTTGGATCTGTGTCACGTGGCTCGCGCTCGGCCCTTGGTCGAGGGGCAGCCTGCAGACCGGACAGGTCTCGGGCTTCTCCCAAATCTCGCTTCGGTCGAGCGGGACGGGACGCAGCTTGACGTCGAACTTGCGCAGCACGGCATCGATGCAGCCCCGTAGGTCCGAGTGGCTTTGCGGATAGTTGAGGTCGGCGCGCCACTCATGGAGACCGGCGATCATCGTCTCCATCAGGTCACTCGCGAGTGTTGAGAACGGTTCGCGGAGAAACGGCTTAGGCATTAAATGTGTTTCCACTGTTTCCGGTTAACGATGAGCGTCACCTGTTTTTGACTGACGCCAAAACGTACCGCGAGCACACGGTGTAGCGCGCCATTGGCGTGCGTCTTACGCATCGCGATTACTTGCGGTGCTGTTAGCTTGGACATTCCACTACGTTCTCCGAGGGGCGGATTTCCTCGGCCCTTACGAAGCATGTCCAGACAATTGTCTCGAGTGGTACCTTTGAACAAGTGTTTAAGGTTCACACACCATGGATTGTCACACGTATGAAGTGCCTTTTTGTTCCCTAAAGGTCCATGACGCAGTTCCCACATCACACGGTGGGCCAGACCATGTCCTGTAGTTCACCCGCTTCTGTGCAGATGCCGATCATGCCGTGGAGGAGTCGCGCGAGCATGCGGTCCTGGTCACTCAACACGGTCTCGGTTGAAGCGGATGTGTTGACGAAATTCGGTGTCTTCTCCGAACGGAGTCAATCCTGTTGAAATTCATTTGGCGTCATCGAAGCCTGATACCATAACGAGACCCCAATTCGTTAACGAGATAAACCTACGTTCGACGCCAGTGTTCCAGTATCAGCTGTTCGAACGCCCTTGTTGTTGCAGCATCGGCACCTGCGTCCCGCAGCACCCGTGCGATCTCCTCGACGGGAACGCATTTGGGGTTGTCGTAGAGCTGATGGAACTTTTCATTCCAGCCAACCAGTGGCTCGAACGTCACGCTAGCTCCCTTGAGCTTTTCGCAAACGCCTTTGCACTCGTCGCAGAGCGACATCGCGCCTTTGCGTCCGTCCTTGCCCGCTTCTGCTTCACGGGCGTACCAGGTCGGTTTATTGGTACAGCGACCCCAACGTCCGCCGACGTCCCCGCCCATGATCCACGGGTTGTACGCTGATTTCACGTCCGCTTGGCAGCGTGCGTGATCGACGGACTCGAGTGGCGCGAGCTGGTTCGTAGCCTTGGTCATGTGAGTCCTCGCAGCTTGGCCTCGACGTTGAGCACTTCGAGCCATTCCTTCCAGTCCTTCTTGAACTCGCCCTCGTCACGCGTCAGCTTCGCGATGGAGTTGCGCAAGTGTTGTTCGTCCATCTCGAACACATAGAGCTTGCGACCGTCCTTGGTCTCCCACTTCCCGAGCCGCACGGTCTCCTCTCGGATGTAGCCCGGCACGCACGCAGGACAGCCGCGGCAGATCACACATTTCATGCACGACGGACCGTCGTACACGACGAGCGTTGGACCGAAGTGAATCCTGCAGCAGGTCAGGTATGAATCCCCGCCCTCGAGCCACGCACACGTGTGAATCAGACCGTCGTCGAATTTGTGGAAGTCACGCGCAACGTTGTAGGGTGGTTCGTAGTTGCCTGGAACGACGCTGTTGCGTGTTGTGTGCAACAGTCGACGAGACTTCGTCGCCGTCATGGCACTAGTAGCCAAACCCAGACTCCGCCAGGTCGGCGCAACGGTCGCACTGGTACCCGCATTCCCGATCCGCCGGCGTCAGCACGTTCGGCGTTTTGCAGTTGGGACACGGCAGGTTTCGGGGATTCGTCGGCGTCTCGGCGCGCAACGCGCTATTGCCGCCGGGGTCCGCGAACTGAATGCCGCCGTCTCCGTCGTCGGGCTCGTACACGTCCTCGTCGTAACCTTCGTCATCGTTCACGGGGTTTTCCTTTCGAACGTTTCAGGGCGTTGTCGACGGTCTTGCCTGCCTCGCGCAGGGCCGTTTCAGGGTCAAGACCTTCTTTCCAAGCACGACCGGCGGCACCGGCAGGTGCAGCACAGTCCGAACGCACGCCGTAGATCGCCGCCGTCAGCGCCATGGTGATCGCCGCGGTGTCGAGGGCGGCGCCGGCACGCTCTCGACCGAGCGTGTTGGTCTTCGGCGTCTTGGCGTAGACGTGCGCGGCATGTCGAAGTGCAGTCCGTGCCTTCTGGAGTTCCTCGAATAGCTGACCGCCTTCGTTCATGACGACGGTGGACATCTACTTCTTGGCCTTCTGCGCCGCCTTGTTGTCCGCGTAGACCTGCTTGAGGATCGCCTTGAGGCGGTCGTCGACGTCCTTCTCGCCGATGACCAACTTCAACATGTCTTCGGCACCTTCCCACCAAGCGAGCGTCTTCTCGCTGGTGTTGTGCGGGTGCGGGGTGTTCTGAACGCCGTCGAGCAGCTTCTTGAGCGTGCGCTTGTCGGTCACACCTGTGATGACACTGCTGCCGGTGCCCGCCGCTGCGATCTTGGCCGCACGCGGAGAACTCCGACCGCCCGCATGGACGTGTGTCATCAGCTCGTCGAGAGCCTCCTTCTGCTTCTCCGGCTCCTTGATCCGCGCCAGTGTCATGGCTGCACTGACCGAGACCTTGCCTGTCTCGACCGCCTTCTTGGTGGCGGCGAGTGCGTTGTCGTCGAATGCCAGCCAGGTCTTGACGGTTGGCAAGGTCACGTTGAACCGAATGGCCGCGTCTTCGGGCGAGACGCCCTTGTTCAGAAGGCGCTTGAGCTTGTTGATCTTCGTCATCACGTCGTCGTCGCGACGCGCTTCGTTCTCGGAGATCATCGTCCCCATGAGGCCGACGTCGGAGTCCCGCTTGATCTTGCAGTCGACCTTGATGAGCGGCTCGCCCTTCTCAGTGCGGCGCTGATTCGCCAGACGCGCAGCACGGACGCGAGAACGACCCACAACGACGGCAGCGAGTCCGTCGATCTTCGCAATGATGATGGGCGTGTCGACACCCACGGCGTAGATGTTGTTGACGAACTCCGGGGTCAACGGTTCGTGGAGACGGACGTCGTAGAGTGCGTTCTCCTCGTCTTCCTCTGTGTCGTTGGGTCCTTGTTCGCCTTTGGGCAGGCACTTGCCGCCAACGATGCACAGGTCGAGAGGTTCGACGGAGTACATGGAGTTGCGGGCGAAGTCGAACGCCTGCTTCTTGGTCTTCGTAGCGGTCATCGGCGGGTTCCTTTCAATTGGATCAGTGGCGATCCCGTCGTTCGTTTCTTGGTGTCGAAGCAGTACTGGCACTTCTGACATGCACCCTCCAGCTCAGCAGAGCTGTCATACGATTCGTGAATGGTTGCGGGACAAGCCCGTCGTTCGGGTTCGCGATTAGCACGACCAGCGCCCGCGCGGTGCTCTTCGAACACTACGCTCACCCAGTCCGGAATCTTCTCGTCGACTGAACAGCGGACCCATGCCGCAAAGAACTGCGGCCGACGCTTGGCCATGAGCTTGAGCCCCGCGGTTCGGTGTCGGGGCAGTGTCGTCGAGTCGAAGCTGAGCATCACGTGGAGGTTGGGTGAGTCGACGAGCTTGGCCGCCAAGTCGAACTTCCGCGTCGAGACCCAGATTTTGAACTTTGGCTTGATTGCCTTGGCGTACGTCGCCAGCTGGTTGATGAAGTAGACGCTCCCGAGCTGCAGGTCCCCGACCCCAAACATCCGCAGGAAGTCCTGCTGACGAGAAACCACATGCGCGATGTCCATCGCTTCGTCGGCGAGCTGTCCCCATTCCCCGTCTTCGACGGAAAAGAACGCCGAATTCTCCGCCTGTCGCTGGAGTGCAGCCGGTAGCCGGATACGTCCACCCAAGCCGTAGCAGTAGACGCTACATGCACGTGTCATCGCGGTGCACGTTCGCGCGATGCTCGCGTTGATCGAGATGCCGGTCTTGTCGTTCTTTGAAAGGAACAGCCGATCGGGTACGTCGTCTGCGTCGATGACAGGCGTCGCCTGTCGGAGCTGTTTCATCTTAGTCGACATGGAAGCCGTCCCAGATCATGGCGCCGCAAGAGCCACACTCGAGGCGCGCTGCGTCGATGACCTGTTCCTTGACACGGTTGAGCGCGCCGTCGCGCTCCCCCGAGATGTCTTTGTCGTTGTGTGACAAGTGAGCCTTCCATTGATGAGCCACGAGATACGTCTCGACGATTGCACAAGCTCTCCGAAGGTCCTTCTTGCATTTAGGACACCGTCCAGGAATTACAACCTTGCGTGTCGTGATGCGTACGTGCGCGACTTCTATTGAGTGTGCCTTCCCACGTATGGGAACCACGTTCTCGGCAGAGTTGACGTCCACTGCGTCTACTTTGCCTGGGACAATGCCCGCAAACAGGATTCCCGCTTCGGCCTTACGAAGGGCCTTAGATTGCGCTTCCTGCCAGGTTTTGGCTTCGAAATGGTCTACGTAAGATTGTTCGTTATCGTCGTAGACGGCAAAGACCGTCCACCATTGTTTAGTAGCCAATTAACACCAAAGGAGTACATGCCAAGCGCCGGCGTCCTTGCACTCGATGTACTTCGTGATGAAGTCTTCGGTACAACCACCCTCACGCATTTCGGTAACAAGAAATTGCCAATACGGGATGCCTGTATCGATAGGTTCTCCGATATGGAGAATGAATTCGCACCATTCTCTATGAACGAACGTTGCATTCTCCTTGCACCATTTCCAGTTGGTGTCGTCTTCAGCGAAGTCCCATTCGACTTCAGCTAATTGCTTCATCTCCATGTGATTCACGGACCTCACGCACCGCGATAGCGATGCGCAGCATGTCGATTTCATCGGCCACCGATACGCCACGGCCTCCGTGGGCGTTGAATGTTTCAACGGCGGTTTCAAGGGTTTCGCGCATTGCCTCGAGCGGTGTCTCAGACCACTTCTGCAACGCAACCATGATGTCGTGCACAGGTAGATCCCACCCGACAGCCTCTTCGGCTGCCGTGCGTTCCTTCGTCGTGATCATTCGCCTCCTAGGCGAGCGAGAACTCACGCACCAATTCCCAACCGTGCCACGGCAGGGAGATCAGCGCGGAGATTCTTGCAATAGGGACGCATTTGCAGTCAGGACATGCGGCCCGGTGTTCAATCGGTTTCACCGTGGCGCCCTCAGGAACATTCTCGCGGACCGCTTGCAGTTTCGAGAACTGAAACGAGTCCATGTACTTTGGCGGGCCGACGTCGAACGTGACCCGGTGCGCGCAGCTGCACTCGCAGGCGTCGCCACGTCGCAGCGGCTCGTAGACGTTGAAGCCCGCGATGTCCAATAGCTCGTCGGTCACCGCGTCGAGGATCTCATCCTCAGGCAGGAACCCCTCCGCCATACGTGCTCTCTGCTCATCGTCGCCGTGCTTCTCGATCCAACTCCGCAGGGCCCGTGACCGCGCGTTGTCCTTGGCCGTGACGTCCCGCGATGCCACCGCCGCAAGCTCAGCTTTGCGGGCATCGTCGATGCGTTTGGCCTCCTCGAGACGTTTGCGTTGCGTCGCACGAAGTTCGAGCACAGGTCGAATCGAAGACAGCGACGCTTCGATAACAGCGGGCTCGTTTGGATTTTCCCCGATGGGCTGGTTCGCTTCGTAAGCCAACGCCAGCTCGAAACGCAGCTCGTCAGGCAGTTCTTTCAACGCTTCCTCGGTGAGGTTGAAGGACAGAGTGCCGACGCTCGTACGTCCCGCCATGATGGCAGCACGCGGGGACACAAAAACGTTGATGGTCAGCACAGGCATGGCATCACATGAACAGAGACCAAAGCGTCAACGTGACCAAGCCTAGGCAGATGGCAATCATGACGAGACTTACGAGAACCTGCCAGGCCGTTAGACGTGGCGGGTCCTTGGGTGCCGCCATGAGTGCCGGGAACGGAAGAAGGTTGTTCTTCAAGTTGGACTTCTCGGCTTCTTGCAGTCTTGGCACAGGACTTCCTCGTCGAGGGTTGGCTTGTGGTCTTCGAACGTGAACGGGTCTCCACAGACGCCGCAGGGTCCTACCGCACCGTGCGCTACGAGGTAAGCGTCGAGCCCTGCTTGCGTTGGATTGTTGATCTCGGCGATGACCTTGTCGACAACATCCTGCGTGCCGCCTTCAGCGATGGCGTCGTAGAGCCCTGCCAAGTACATGTCGAAGTACTTCATGCTGCCGTCCGTCCCATCTTAGCTTCGCGCTTCTGCCAGCGTGCCTTGGCAGCGTCGTCGATGAACCGTTTCTCCCAGCGACCATCCACCCAATCGCCAGTGAACCAGTGCCAGCTGACGCCATCTCCCACAATCTCGTGGCGGACCTTGTCGTACTGACGAACCAAGTTGTGGTCGTATGCTTGACCGCAAAACCAGGGGGATCCGTCAATCATCGAGACCCACGGTACACCCGCTGCGAAGCGTTTGAACATGTCCTCGGCGAAGCCTGCACCGCGATTCGGTACGACCCGCTTATTGTAGCGGTCGGACTTCGTCCAGTCGAAAGGCCGGGCTGCGTCTCCATCGAGACTTCGCATGCTCACAAACAGGGCGGCTTGGAGGGCATACCTCCACCCGTTCAAGTTGCGATCCGTGGTCATGCTGTATCCGGTGTATCCAAAGTCGGTGACCCTGTCACGGTCAAAATCGACGTGCATCACGCGACTTTCGTGGTGCCAGAACGAGAGCTGACCGGATGCAGTCCAGTAGCGGCCTTCGAATGTGATTAGTGGGAACACCTCACCTTCGAAGAAGATTTTAACGTTGGTGCGGTTGTTGACGCATTTCCCTTTTTGCAACGCCGTCTGGATCTGCGTCCAGGAAACATCAGACCGAACTGCGCCTGCATAGCCGCCACTCACGGGACCGCCCTCAAGCGTTCTTCGTCCTTGCGGATTCGTTCTTTCGCAATCGGAAGTCGTGCAAGCCAGGCATCGAGTCGGGTCTTCAACGGAACCTGCGAATGCACGGTCCGTACGTAACGGTAGTTCTCCGCATTGCCGCGCAGCGCCCATTCGATCAAGTCGCTCGTACATAGCGGGCACCGCATCGCAGGTGCCTCACGGTTCTGTTCGAACTGGTTGTTGCCGCAGTCCAGGATCAGAAGCTCGCCGCCGCCGACTTCGACCGCGGTGGAGCCGCAACAATTGAACCGCCAACCGTTGCCGCCTTGGCTGATTGCGCACGCCATGGTCACGGGGCACGAGCCACAATCGACGGCGCTGATTTTCTTCTCCGGAAGGTCGAGCAACGCCAGAATCTTCAAGGGTTTCATAACGTCAAATCCTTCGCCTGGACCTTGTACGTACCGCGAGGGTGCGTGCAGGTCACGGTCACGGTGTTCTTGGAGATCTTCACAGGCGTCACGCACGCTTTACCTCTCGACAGGCGCGCTAGCTGGTAGGAACCGTCTTCGCGCTGATGCGCACCGACGGGCGGTCCTTTCTCGAAACACTCGGCGGGCGAACTGTAGTTTTTGGCGATGCACGCGATCGAGATCGTGCAGCCCGAACAGATCTCGGCCGGATCTCTGATGAGCTTTGCAGGCGAGACCGACATGGCCGTCTCGTCTTGTATGGCCCTGCGAACCACGGCCCTGCTTACTCCGTCCTGGACGTGTTCGCTGATTGCCGCCCTCAACTCAGGGCTGAGCCTTAGACCCTCGTCCATTCTTTCGATGGCGCCTGTTTCCACGTGCGAGTTTCGAACAATGGTCGCAGCGTAGAGCACACGTTCCACCGCTTCCCTGGACAGCTCGAGGACACGCGCGATCACTTCAGTTACATCTTCTTCGGCATCGCCCCACTTCGCTTCGAAGAGCGCTTGCTCGAGGTCATCCAATGACATAGCGTGCTCCTGTTCTAAGGCTTATACCGTAAACATCACAGAGGATACGAATGACCAATCGCCCGCAAGCAACCATTGTTGCCGACGCGCCCATCGTCGCGCCCATCGGCCAGATGGCGCTCATGCCCGAAGGCATTCTGACGATGGCCGAGTGGATCAAGAAGTACCGTCCCGACTGCGTACCTGATGGCGGATTCAGCAGCGTCTATGACTTGCTCCCGCATGACGGTTATGACGACGATCCGTTCATTGTGCCGTCCGAGGGCAGCTCTGTGCCCCAGCGCAAGGTTTCCGATAACGAGCTGCTCGCGGAGCTGGCTGGCCGCAAGTGCTACGACAGCTTCGCGGACGCTGGCAAGAAACGCTCGAACAACGAGTACCTCCATTCGATGTGGGATGGTCGCATTCCACACCGTTCGACCGGGTACCACGCGCAGATGTCGTTCTTCATCGCGCACGTCAGTCGCCGCGTCAGCCACGAGCTGATCCGCAACTACGTCGGCCACTCCAAGGACGAAGAGGGCATCCCCTCACAGGAGTCGACACGATTCACCCACCATCCAGGCATGTACATCGCACACCCGTACTACCTCGGCGAGCCCGATGAATTCGCCGAGTTCGAGCGACGTGCGCAGCGCAACTACGAGGACTACGTCGCCACGATTCAACGCAAGGTCGAACGCTACGTAGCCAAACAAGGACATCCGCCCAAGGGTCTCGATAAGAAGCGCATCTACGAGTCGTCGTCCGGAGATCTTCTCATGAGCTGTGGGACCTCGTTCATCTGGACGACCAACCCAATGGCGATGACGAAGTTTTTCCATGAGCGTCACGACGAAGCTTCCGACATGGAAATGTCACGCTTCGCCGCCACCTGGAAGAAGGTCTGCTTTCAGCACTGGCCCAACCTCTTCAGCGATTTCCACCCCAAGAAGTGAATCGATGGTGCGGCGGTGCAATTGTTGGTTTGTGGTCCAGTGCGTTGCACCGTTCGTCCGACCATATTGACTCAAGCAGCTCTTCCTCGTCGTGTGTCCAGACTAGTAGTTCGTAAGCACGGACACCGTAGTCATCAAAGCCGTCCATCCCATAGACCTCGATGTTTTGAATCCGCGGTCCTTCGAACGTTATCAACGTGTAGAGCTGTCTGAGACAACCTACACAGATGTCGTTGGTGGTGTCGTGGTCGGTTCGATACTCGCAACCACAATCCAGACAGCCCGGACAGTAGACCTTACCGTCATGCCATTGAACGAGGTCAACCTCGTTCTTGCAACGTGAGCACGCAGGCTCAGAACGGGATGGTTTCCGGCGTGGCATTGGAGGGAGTATGTAGCGAGCACGAATGGTGGTGGTGCATGTTCACCATCGAAGGCGTGCTTCCTGGGATAGCCTTGCTGCACTTGTCGCAGACTTCGTGGTCCGTAACATCTGACACCAACGTCTCCTTCTCACGGGCGACGTGTTCAAGCAGGATGTCGATCGGGAACACGTTACGGCGCTTGGCCTCCGCCGCTAGAGCTGATGTCAGAAGCTTTTTGAACGGCTCCAAGAGCAGTCGCCGTTCGACGCCCACGATGCCGCCATCGTCGATCAGGCGGCATGCCGTCTTGGTCCCACGGAACGTGACAACGACGAACGACGCCACAATTTGCTCGAGACGGTCAGAGGTTTCGCGCTCTTCGAGCGTGAGGTCAGATGGAGCGAAACGCGCCTCAACGGTTCCTTCCATCTTGGCCGCGATGGTTTCCGCGGACAGGCCGCCCTTCTCAAGCAGTTCCTGAAGCGTGTTGGACACTACGACCGGCTTGGCGCCGATGCTTTCGGCTTCCTTGGCCGCGCGCATCGACGTGACCGGGGACGCGTCTACGCCGTTTTCAGCTTCGAACCTGTCCCGTACGCTCTTCAGCAGCTTGTCGTCGGCGTGGTACTTGAGCTGCCGTATTTCGGCGGCGTCTGCCTTCGCCATCTCGTAGACGCGAGGCGCCGCCAGTTCTGGTTTCTGTGTGCAGACCTGTTGCCACAAGTTACCGAGCGCGTAGTGCAGGTCCCACTCGTCGACCATACGTCGGTCTCGGTCGAGCTTGAGCGACTTCATGTCGTACCCGCATGACAGGTCACTGAACGCTCGAACGAAGATGCCGCGAGCGAACACCTGACCGACACGATCCTTCGACAGGAGAAGGGTCCCGCTGGACATTTCCACGACGTCAGCAGGTTTGGGTGGTTCCAAGAACAGGAACAACTTCTTGAGCGCATCCCAGATGCCTGTCGTGATTCCTTCGATTTCGATTTTGAAGTCAACCTCGCGGATCGAGATTTTGCGGGACTTGAACGTCAGAAGCTCTTGACCCTCGAACGGATGGCCTACGTCAGGTTCTTCGAACGACACGCTCCAGGACAGGTCCCCGTTCTGAAACTTCACATCGTGCCCCTTGCGCAACAGTGCCAGGCAGCCGAGCACGAAACCCTCACCGAACTGGCCGCGCTTCTCGCCTGGCGTCTTGTCCGACTTCCCGAGGATGAGGAGCTTGGCGGGATCCACGTAGATCTGCGCGTTGGAGATCTCAAGACGTGACGTTCGAGGAAAGTGATCGATCGTCATCTTGTAGCCGTCTTCGTCCGCGTCCTTAGCGTTTTGCAAGAACTCCCGGCAGCCCTCGAAAACGCTCCAGGAGGCGCAGTAATTCTTGTCGATCGCGAGTGGGATCTTAGCCATGACCTATCTTTCGTTTGCGTTGTGATTGTGTGATAAACGTGTTGCGTGTGGAAGCCAGTGAGCAAGTTGAATTGGACACCGTTGGCGTCCGATGGGCGTTTCGTTGTGGTCACGAACACCGCGATTGTGAGTGACCGTTGGCACGCACGCGCATGTGCCGCGATCACTGATTCGGCCTACGCCGTTCGTGACGTCGTGCGAGATATCCTTGCGAACCCTCAGGTCAGGGCCGTCGTGTTCGATGGCCCTGCGCTCAATCGTGCCGAGTTCGATAAGTTCTGGCTCGGGGAGAACGACATCTCCTGGCGTATCGATAAGGAACATCTCGACCTGGTCCGCCAGTTTGTCGATCTGTTCGACGACGATTGTATGTGGCGTGTGCCGCCGCAGCCGTTCTGGCCTGCGCGCGTTATGTACCTCGAAGAAATGGAAGCCAAATGAGACTGATCGCGTTGATGGGCAAGAGCAAGAGTGGCAAGGATACGGTTGGACAGATGCTTCTGGACGCCGATCCACGAGGTGTCACCATCGCGTTCGCAGACAAGTTGAAGGAAGTCTGCATGGACCTCTTCGACCTGTCTCACGACGATGTCTACACCGAGGAGGGCAAGAACCGGGTCACGGATTTCCCCTGCTACAAGTGTCCGGCCTGTGGCTCTATCGACGCGACGCTCGAGGCACCGACGCAGGTCGTGTGCAAGGGCTGTACTGCCGTCGGAGCACCTTCAGCCTTCGCATCGTTTTGGACAGTGCGGATGATTTTGCAACACGTCGGGACAGAAGGTTGCCGTCGTGTGTGCGACACCGTTTGGGTTCGACAGGCGATCAAACGCATCAAGGCGCAGTACGCCGACAAACCCTTCGTAGCCATCACGGATTGTCGCTTCAAGTCGGAAGCAGACATGGTGTGGAAGACCGAAGGTGAAGTGTGGCGTATCCGTCGTCCCGAGACGGACCACAAGGCGCAAGGTCTCGCGAAGCACAGCTCGGAGACCCAGATGGACACGATCCCGGACACGTTGTTTCAACTCACGCTGAACAACGACAGCACTCTCGAGAATCTACGACACAAAGTCGTGGGTGGGCTCGAGCGGTTCCTCGCTGCACGTGCGTAGAACGCTTGGACGGTAGCGATATCGGTCTGCTGCCTTCTGCATCGCCGCATTCAGCGCGAGCCGCGCGTCTTGGTAGCCCTGCTCGTACGCCAAGCGGATCTTCTCGTTCGTGTGCGTCGTGAACGCAGGGTCGAGCGGCTTGCTCGAGGCTCCAGCGACCCAACCCTTGCGGTACGACTGCCACTGGTTCGCGGCGTCGGGATCAGCGATTGGCATCGTAGTACTTCCGAGCTTCCACAGCGACGCGGTCGAACATCGCCTTACCGCCGAACTTCTCAGGGAGGTTCTCTCGGTAGTTGATGGTCACGAGCGCCAGCGCAAACACGCACTGTTCAGGGGAGAATCCCATCTCGCCCCACTGCTCGTTCAACCATCTGATGATGGTTTCACCGTTACCTGCGGCCTCGAGCGCATGATCGTTCATCGCGCTTGCGGCCATCTGTTTCTTCATCGCCTCGATGGCCTCGGACGACTTCGATATGTTCTCGGCGAATTTCTCGTTCATCAACGTCTCACGGGTTGCTTGGGAACAGCCTTTGGAATCGGCTTATCGCGGAATAGACCGCAGCCTCGAACAACTTCAGCACCCACCACGATGACCGGCTTGGCCAGCTCACCGTCAGGCGCGCGTTCTACGCCGGGCGGGAACATTTGTCCTCGCTGTTCGGTCGCAGGGTAGGTCGACTGCACAGCACAGCGCCCGTGACGACCTTCTTTGACGCCCCGGATGATGGGGTCGTAATTTTGACATTGAGAACAAGGTTTATCGGCCACAGAGTCTCCTAGCTGGCGGTCATCATGACGACGATGCCGAAACGACGCAAGATCGGAGCTGCGAAGGACGTACGAAGTACCTTGGCGAGCGCCAGCATTCCACGGTCGAGTGGTTGCCCGATGAACCAGAGCACGGACGCATCACTCTTGAGAGTAGATGCAGGTGCCCCTTCGGACGGAGCGTTCAACACGGTGTCGTTGTATCGAACGCCAATCCCCGCATCCACCAACATCGTGCTCACGCCCTGCACCATGAACAAGTCTGCAACGCAGTTGGCTAGGACATCGAGCGCGTCGTTGTCGGTTTGTACACGTGTCGACGTCACATCGAACCCCACATGCTTCGACCGAATGACGTGTTTGTTTGGAATCGCCATGTCGGCGTCCCGGTCTATCTCGTCTAGGTTGATACGAGCACGTGATGATGGCTCGACGCGGACGGGTTGACGTAACGGTTCAACCGTTCGCCATGGGTCCACGATTCCGCGTTTCTTGGTCATGTCGTCACTACGATGCGGCCATCGAGCCCTGGATCCACGCAGGACGCATGGACGAACTCGAACTCCCCCGACATGTGAATCCCCATCTCTTGTGTTTGAGGATCTCGCGCATTCGGGTCGTAGATGATGTGTGCAGGCATGACGCGATCGCCCGCCTTGAACAACTTACGACACCGCGCGCAGGTTGTATGCGGGACCCGTTGATTGAGGGTGTTGACCGGCATCAATCCTCGATGCCTTGGGCACGCAGCATGACCGCACGTACAGGTCGATAGGATTTACGATGTGCCATCGTAGGTCCACGCTTGGCCAAGAGCGCCTTGTGTTCGCGTGTTGGATACCCGCGGCTCTTGTCGAAGCCCCAGTTCGGATACTCTTTGTGCAGCTCGTCGATCCGCTTGTCATGGGTCGTCTTCGCGACGATCGACGCAGCGCCGATGTGCCAGTCGGTCCTGTCTCCGTCAGGGATACATTTGACAGGACACGGCAGGTTGGGTCGTTCGAGGTCTCCGTCGATCAAGACGAGAAAATCCTCGGGCTGGAGTGTCGGGTCGAGCGTCTTGAGCCGTTCGAGGCAGCGTGATGCTGCTAGCTTGATCGCTTCTGGAAACACTGTTCCGAAGAGCCTCGCGTCAATTTCAGCAGCGGTCTTTTCGATGATGACGACGGCAGCACAGGTCGCTTGAACGGCGATGGAGAGTGCGGCTCGGTGCGCTGGATTTTTGATGCCCTTGGAGTCGCCTGCTACCAAGGCCTTGTCGGCGTAGACACCTTTCCACATCGAGGTAACGCGCTCCGCGTCGATCGGAAACGCGACAGCAACCACGACAAGGGGTCCAACCAGAGCCCCACATCCCGCCTCGTCCACACCGACAACATATTTGGGAATCATGTGACGGCCTTGATGCGTGGTTTCTTCTTGTTGAGGGACACGCGCCTGTCGCAATTTATGCAGGCCGCAGTTTTTCCTTTACCGGTCACTCGCCACCCGCACGGGCACACGACGACCTTCGTGCCTTTGGGGCGGCCTGCCTTCATGCGCTGATCGTCCAACTCGTTTTGAAGAACTTGGCCAACTTGTGTAGATGTCGCCAGTTTAGAAGGCTCCTACCCTGTTCGATCGCCGTGTACTGCGCCCGACTGAGTTGAATGCCGGCTGCTACCTGCGCCTGCGTCAGGTTTTTGGACAAGCGTTTGTCCCGCAGTTCTTTCAACAACGTTACATACGGATCGCGGCTCATATCGGACAGAATCATAGGCGTTCAGGGTTTATTGCGCAAACTCACGCGGCCGTAGTGCGCCGGAAGTGCTCGACGAAACGCGGAATGAATCGTTCGCACACCGCCATGTCTGACGTGATCGCGTTGTTCGACCACGGCAGGGCTTTGCGCACGGCGCCTCCGTAGCTCTTGTCCCAGATGCGACTGTCGAGGATCGCAACGCACCCCCGGTCGTCTTTCGTACGAATCAATCGACCAACGCCCTGACGCAAGTCGATGAGCATGTCGACAAGTTGAACGTCGTGGAAGGCGTTCTTCCCTGCGAGCCGCTCGCGCGCCTTGATGATCGGGTCGTTGTATTGCGGAAACGGAAGCTTGGCCATGATGACCAGCCGAAGTGCGCCTCCCGGAACATCGACACCTTCCCAGAACGACTTCGAACCGACGAGGATCGAATCCGGCGTCGCTTTGAACTGCTTGAGCGCCGCGTTTGGGTCACCGTCCCACGGATTCTTCCGATGGCCCTGCGCGAACGTGCGACCAGGGAAGCGTTGCTTGAGCGCTGTCGCAAATGCGTCGAGTTCATCGTTCGCCGTCGTGAGAATGAAGGCGCCACCATCCGACAGCTCCACGAGACGGACCGCCATGTCGACGCGGCTCTGCATGACCTTGGCGTAGTCTGGATTCACTCGACCGATTGCGGGCAGGTTACGAGGTACGAACACGAAGCCCTGTGCGTCGTAGTTGAATGCCGTTGGCAGAACTTCTGCCTTTGCCGGTGACAGTCCCGTCATGCTGGTCACGTGCTCGAAGTCGCCGTTGACGGCGAGCGTCGCGCTGCACACCACGATCGTTTTGATCGCCGAGAAGTACTTTCCTGCGATGCCGCCAACACTCACAGGCGCGCAGTTGATGCCGAAGCGCCCGCGGTCGTCCTGTGTTGCGTAGATCGCCGTGTTGGCGAGAATGCGCTCGCGGCGCATCGCCTGCTGTTCGGGGTCTGTGATCTCGAGGTCGGGGTCCACCATGCCCTGCGACGTCTGCAGCCCGCGCAAGAGGGAGTCAACGCGTCGCGTCGCCTGGGTAAGGAACGCGAGGTCCTTCGCTTTGTATTCCTCACTGCGCACCTTCTCGATTGTCATGTCGACTTCGATGCCCTTCATCTCTTCATCGAACTCAGACAGGCCGTCGTCGGGGTGGTTGTACGTCCGCTCCTCTGGCTCCGATTCAACAGGATCGGCGTTGAGTTCGGATGTTTTCTTGGTCAGTTCGACAGCTGCAGCACGAAGTCCGTCGATAGCCGCTCGCGCTAGCGCGTCGTCGAATACAGGAACATCCTTGGCGCTCGCATCCTGGTAGTGCTTGTTGGGCACCGCTTCGAACATCGCTTTCCACGGCTCGAGTAGTTCGCGGATGCGAGGGAACGAACCGCTCGTGCGCTTGAGCAAATCCACCAACCCTGAGATCGAGTCCTCGCTGACCCGGTGCGTGAACGCCGAACGGATTCCTGCAGCAAGCGTGTGCGCCTCATCAATGATGAGAACGTCGTAGGGCCCGCCCACGAGTTTGCCGTGGCCGAAGTACATCTCGGCACCGAGCACGTGATGGTTGATCACGATGAGCTTGGACTGCGTGGTGTCTCGCTTGAGGCGGATGTAGCCGCAGTCGTCAAAGAAATCGCACCGTTTGCCGACACAGTCTTCGGCCGATGCAGATCCCCACCAACGAGGCGGCATGCCTGGGTACTCAGCCCGATCGCCGTAGAGGTTTCTGCGGATGAAGTCCATGTACGGAGCGCCGCCCTCGCCGCCTTTGTCGATGATTGAAACCGCCGACATCTGGCAGGCATAGTTGCCCTTGCCCTTGAGTGGGATGGCCGTCGCGAACGGCATGTTCAGGATGCGTTTCAGCGTCGGGAAATCCTTGCCGACGATCTGGTCCTGGAGGCCCTTCTTGGCCGTTGCAACGACGACCCGGCGTCCGGCAGCCAGAAGCGCCGGCAGGAGGTACGCGTACGTTTTGCCGGTGGCAACCGGCGCCTCGCAGAAGTAGGCTCCCCCGTCACGGAGAACTTCTTCGATGGAGGCGGCCATCGAGAGCTGGGGCGGGCGCGCTTCGCGTACCAAGCCGTGTACGGGATCGGTCAGAAGGTCAGCTACCGTTCGCATAAGGCCTTTCAGTCTGCATTGCTTGTGGGATAAACATCAAGACGATCAGTTGCTTTCCTCGTCTGTTCCTTGTACCAAGATTCCATGGCAACTACGGATGACGCTCGCATCGGTGACTTCACACGTCCTGTGGTCGATCCCCCCAAGACAGGTGCGTCGCCAACCAAGGACGCTCTCGACCGTGCAGAGCAGAATCTCGAGGACTCCGTTCAGAAAGACGAAGCCACGCTCAAGCCGATGATCTCGTACGAAGAACGGTTGAAAGAGATCGGGGTGACCAAAGCAAAGGCCGCGGAGATCATCGATGCGGTCTTGCTCAAGGGCTTCTACGCTGAAGACGTCCAGATCACGAAGTCTATCAAGGCACGTTTCCGGACGCGGAACGCGCGCGATACTCGCCGTGCGCAAGAACAGATTGAAGCGCAGCGTCTTACGTACGACGTTCACTACAGCGAGATGCTCGCCCGGCTCTTGCTCGCATCATCGCTTGAACGCTTCGGCGACGACAAGCTCACCCACGTCATGAAGGGCACGAAGAACGACGACGTTGAGAAAGCCTTCTTCAATCGCATGTCGTACGTCGAATCGCTGTCCGATCCTGCGATGCGCCTCCTCATCACCAAGCTTGCAAAGTTCGACCGCATGATCGGCATCGTTCTCGAGGAGGGTGCGATCGAAAATTTCTAGGAGGCCCGGGAGGTAACGCCCGCGCGACGTTGTACGCACGCGGCGTCGAACTCGCGCCCTACGGTTCCATCGAGGATCGCGTTCAGCGTGAGATGATCTTCCGGGAGCGCCAGGAGCGCGTGGCTCACGTGAATGCGATCGCGCAGATGATCGCGCGCGTGTTCAACGTGGACGCTGGGAAAGCGTTCGCGGGGATCGTTTCGGAGTACGCGTCCGAGGTGTTCCAGGAGACGTACGACCCAGAGATCTTGAAGGCGAAGGTCTTCCGCCGGAAGGTTGCGCAGGCCGAGATCGTGGCCAAACGCCGACGCGACGAGGAGTTGATCCAGCGACTAAATCGGATGGGTGAGTACTACGATCGCCAAAACCCCAAGAATGCCAAGTAACTGCTTGATTCCCCTATAATAACCCCAAATGGCTGACCAACAGTCGAACGACACCATTCGCCAGATGATGTCGGGGTTCTCGGCGATGCAATTCAATCTTGGATTGCTGCCGATGCCGCAAGCCCAAGCGATGGGTGGTGCAGGTTCGCAGTTCCAAGCTCCGCCGCCTCCGCCGCCGATCATGAGCCCTGGCGACTACGGGCAACAGGCGATGCAGCGACACGACGCGATGGTGCAACAGTCGCTGCAAGCTGCTCAGGTCACGCGATACCAGCCACCCCCATCGGCACCGACGCCCTCGGTCAGCGCGATGGTTGGAATGGGCGCGATGAATCCGTTCATGGCGCCGCCTGTCGGCGGTGGCTTCTCGAGTCCTGGTGGTGGCGGCGGAGGCGGTGGCTTCGGTGGTGGCGGCGGATTTGCCGGCGGTGGCACGTTTGCTAGTGGTGGATTCGCGGGTGGCGGACCGCCGCGTATGCCGTCGGTGTTCAATCCATTTGCACCAACGCACCCGACGTCTCACTTCGCGTCACCTGCGATGCGCAACCTGCAGATCATGCAGCACGCTCAGTCGTCGACGATGGGTACGATGGCTGGCGTCACCGAGGGTGTGATGGGTGTTGGCGGCGCTGTCGCCGGTGGCCTTCTCGGGTCCGCCTTCGGCCCAATGGGTACCGCTGCAGGTGCGTGGCTTGGCGGGAAGATTGGCGGCGCTGTTTCCGGGATGATGACGGGCCCCGTCACACAGGACTTCGCACGCGGTCGCCAGATTCAACAGATGACATCACCGTTCATGGTGTCTGGACATTCAATGAATACGATGACTGGCCAAGGTATGGATGCGCATTCTGCGCGCCAGACTGCGACAGGCATTCGCAATCTTCAGCGCGATCATGACTTCGAGCGGACTGGGTTCAACACCCAGGACACCATGAAGATCATGCAGCAGTCCGGACAGCAAGGACTGCTGTCCGGTGCCCAGTCACCCGATCAACTTGTTCAGAAGGTGAAAGACATCTCAAAGACCATCAAGGTCTTGATGAAAATCACCGGCGATCCGGATGTGCAGAGCGCCATCCAATCACTTGGGCAAATGCGTGACATGGGTTTCCAGGGGCTCGCGGCGCAAGGCGGCGCTGTCGCGAACCGCACCGCGTTCGCGCGTATGGCCGGCGTCTCCCAAGGCCAGATGCATCAATACGGTCAGATGGGCGCGGGCATGGCGCAGGGCATGGGGCTCGCTGGCGCAACAGGTTATGGCGCGGGCATGGTCGGCGCCGCTTCTGCGAACATCGCGGTTTCCACCAGCGCACTCAACGATCTACAGCTCTCACGTGCGGGCGGCAAGGAGGGTGTCGCCCAGATCATGACGAAGGCCCAACTCGACGCAATGGACAACAGCCCTTATCTTGCGGCGTCGTTGACGCGCGACAAGAACGGCGCGATGACGGTCGATCCGAACCTTTATCGCAAAGCTCATGGTCTTTCGTTCCAAGAAGTCTCGCAGATGGCTGCGACGAAACTTCGGGAGATTGGTGTTTCGGGCAACCTCGAGTTCGCGAACCGGATCGCAGAATTCAAGGATCAGATTTCACAGAAGCTCGACCCGCTCGAGAAGCAGACGATGGCGTTTCGTCAGGCACAGGTCCTGGCGCAGAAGATCGGAAACGGTGCTGACCTCGCCGCGGGATTCCGTGAGATGGGTATGTCCGAGACCGAAGCCCGCACCATAGGCAAGATAGGCGAGAGTCGGAAGTTTTGGGACGGTGAAATCGAACAGCTCAAAGTCCAACGGATCACGGCGTCCGAGCAAGACTCGGCGAAGCGGGAGCAGTACCGCACACCGGGCGTGATGCTCCGAATGGATCGTGGTGTTCGCGGCTTTTTCAATGACGCCAGCGACACCGTGTCTTCTCCGTTCCGTTTGCTCTCCGAACACATGGATCGCACGAACGAGAACGAAGAGGCGGCAGGTCGCGGACTGCGTATCAATCGCTACAGCGAGCTGCAGGTCGTCAAGGACGACTCAGACCGCATGATGATGCGCGCCGCGTATCGTGACCGAGATTTCCAGCGCACCCTGAAACAGGCGGGCTCCAACTTCATGGACGAGCAGGATGGATCACTCGGCGGTGCGTTCAAGCGGTCCGCAGGCCGGCAGTTGAACCGTATGGGTAGTTTTTTGGGTTTGTCTTCTCTCAGCAACGAGAACCGCATCACAGACATCGCGAGCCGGATCGACGGTTCGTACACCGGCTTGCATCCGTTCTCGACGTTCGGTGATCCGCAGGAAGCGATGAAACGCGTGCAAGGAGTTGTCGGCGCAGCACGCGCGTTCACAGACGCAGAATCGTTCTCTGCGGCCAAATCTGTCGCAGCCACAGCCGAGGTTGAAGCTCACATCCGCGGCATGGACGGAGACAAGATGAAGGGCGTGTCAGGCGCACAGATCATGGAGGCCGCGTCCAACAACTTCATTCGTACGTTGAAGGGCTACAAAGCCGGGACTATCAAGGGCGCGACTGCTGCATCAGAGAATGACATCCGTGAGGCTGTCATCAAGGCGGGCACCGACAACAAGATGTCGCGTGCTGAAGCCGAAGCAATGTACGAGAAGAGCAAGCACAAGTTCGGCGCCTTCATGGCGAAGGACGTCTTGGCGAGCGGCGACGAGAAGTTGATCGAGGTCGGCGCCAAGGCTCAAGAGCTTGCTTCAGAGGCAGGTACAGTCAGCCAGCTGCGTAGCCGTGAAGCGATCAGCGACGACATCAAGCTCACCGACGAGATGCTCGGCCTCGATGACGAGAGCAGCGAGACGATGCTTGAGATCAAGGCGGTCCTCAAGCGCGGTGACGACGACGTCGTTGGATTGGCTGGCGCCCTGAACGCGTCCAACTCCAAGGACGAGCGGACGCAGGAGTTAGGACAGCAGCTTCTCAAGAGCTATGAAGCGAAGCTCGGCGGTGACTACTCCAAGAAGAGAGCTGAAGCGACCGACCTCATGATGAACATGAGCGAGGACGCGAAGGACGCGCTCACCAACACGGTGACGACGACCGGAACCGTGAGTGCTGACGCGATGTCAGGCCTCATTGGCAAGAATCTGCGCAATCGGTTTGGCAAGGAGATGCTCGGCGCCGCACAGGAGGAGGCGCTCGAGAACCTCGAAGACGTGCAATCAGGATTGAGCGGTTCGGATGACATCAAGGAGGCGCTCGGGAAGTTGTCGTTCGCGTCCATTGATGCCCTTCGTGAGAGGGGTCAGGGCGCTCGCGCGGATAAGCTCGAGAAGGCCAAGAAGGCGCTCGCTGCAGGCGGTGGCGATGCAGAGGTCGAGGACATGCTCGTCAGTGAAGCACCTAAGACCATGAAGACGGTGCATGGCGGCGGTGAAGGCGCTGCAACATCTGCAATCGACGCTCAAATTGATGCGGTGACGCGGGCACGAGACGAACTGGCCAAAAAAGGTGGCGACGCGAGCGATACAGACATTGCGCAGGCGCAGGCGGATTCGTCAGTGCTGTTCTCGTCCTCGGTGAAGGACTTCCACGAATCGATCACGACGCTCGCGCAAGTGATCGCTCACCCGAACTTCCAGTCGAGGAGGTGATAACTATGGCAAATCCGTTGGACTTCGGACAGTACGAGCCCGCAAACGTCAAAGGGCGCGATGCGCTCGACGACGGCACCGTCGGTGGAGCCTTCACACAGGGTCGCGTGACCAACGCGCTCGCGGCGTCGCGCGAACGCCCGTCGATGTACAACCCGGGCCAGCAGGGCGTCTTCGGGGCCAACCCGTTGATGACGCCGAAGTACGCGCGCAACAACAGCAACGGTGTTGCTCGTGATGCCGAGTACCGCGAGACGATGGCGCGGCTCTACATCTCCCTCGCGGACGTTGGTTCAACGGCCATCTCGAACTACCTCGCGGGATTGCCCGATCAGCAGACGAAGGCGCTCGCGCAGGTCTTGCTCGCCAGTAACAACAAAGGCTCAGGCGGCACTGGCTTCATCGACTTTTTCCTGACGTCAGCCAACGAAGCGTTCCAAGAGGTGATGCAGGTCGACAAGGTCTTGGCCGACGACTATGTGGCTTTCTACTACGGACAGAGCCCGCCGATTTTTCAGTACTCGGGCGTCCTGCTCAACTCGATGCAGGACGACCACCGATCAGGGTTTGCGCGTGCGTACCTCGAGCTACTTCGTGGAACACAACTCGCACGTCGCGGCGCACTTGCACGTCTTCGTTATGACTCGGTCATCGTGTCCGGCACGATGAACACACACCAGCAGGTGTTGGTCGCCGAGAACGAACTTGCGGTCCAGTTCTCTTTCACCTTCTTGGTGAAGGAATACATCATCCTGCCCAACGCGAAGTTCACGAAGATGCGTCCCGAGGACTATGTGAAGCTCGCGGCGCAGGCGGAAGTCACCAAGCTCGGACCGACGGGCGTGGCCAATGATGTGCGTGTGCGTACCATCTCAGTCACTACACCGTCGCCCGCAGGCCAGTCGATCGCAGGCTCTCCTCCGCCTACAACGGTCGTCGACACGAGTGTCAACACTATGCAGCAGCTGACCACCGCAGGGAACACCGCTAAAACCCCGCAAAGCCCGACCTCGAACATCAAAGGCACGGTTCAGACACCTCCGCCCAATCCGCCTCCGTCGTTCGCCTCTGCCAATCCAGCCAGCAACTTTCTGGCTCCCACGCCTTCATTCGCGAGGCTCTGATCCGCGATAAGGATAGGTCATGCAATATCCACTGACGATACCATTCTTCTTCGGCGGGCCTCAGCCCACTGTAGACGCGGACGGCTGTTGGATTGGGTTGCCAACCGAGTTCGAGGTTCTGTTGCTGCAACCGATGGCAACATACCCACTTGAACAACTGCGTCAGCGTTTCATGTTTGCGTTGACTACCAACCATGACCGCATCAAAGGTGCACGTGTTTGTCTACAGATGGCGTTTGAGATCGATACACGCTCATACTTGAACAAGCTCATCGATCTTCCGCTCGAGGTGCCGCAGTCCAAAGTGTGTGAACGTCGTCGGTTTCTGGATATCGATAAGGACATGCGGTTGCAGCGTTACTTGGTTGGCCCTGCGATTGAGTCGCTCGCAACGATTCCAGCGATCCCGGTATCGTACGTTGAGCTGATCCGTAGGTACGCAATGGCGAACTACGCCCGTTATCGAACCTGTGCGTTGGCGGCAGCGCTTTGCACAGCGAAGGCAGTGCAGTGACCGCGCCCATCAGCAAGACATCCTTTGCAGCGAGTCAGCCAAGACAGGCTGCGTTCATCGTTTACATCAACGGCATCGAAGTCCCCGCGAAGTCCGTGAACCTGCGGTTCGGCGTCTGGCAGATGCCCGAGATGCAAATCGAGATGACCGCGGACCCGGTGCTAATGCGCTTGGGCGCAGAAGACCGTGTTCAGGTTGTGGTGTTCTACCTCGATGACTGCGACGTCGTGCCCGGAGTTAAACCTGAGTTTCGTCTGTTTGGCGAAGGCGAAATCACTGGATGGGGCTACCGCAACACGGGCGCTAGCCGCTCGATCATGTTCACGGTCGTCAATCAGATTGCGATCTACACGCAGTTGACGGTCAGTTTTCTGAACACGTTCGAGGACCTCGTTGGCGATGCGCGCGACCCCGCGCGAGGTGTAATAAATCTTTCAACACCATCGTCGCGTCTGGTCTACCCGCTCGCGCTGTTTACGCAAGGGCTTCTCGAGACAGGTGATGCGAAGGCTGATTTCATCAAACGGCCCTTCGACTTCCTCTACAACACTGTTCGCGGAATGATCGACGCGCGCATTCCAGAAGCGCATCAGGCCATCCCCGCCTCGAACTTCTTCGCACGTTGGTCGAGGCTGACGAACTTCCACAATCGGTTCGTAGCGTCCCCGTTCTTCGATGAGGTCGCGGCAGGCAGTGACAACATCTTCCCGGTCTTGAAGGCGGTGCAGAGCGTCTCGGCTGTTAGCGCAATCGTCAAAAACCTCATCCCGAACGTTCAGAACTCGGGGTCCATCTGGGACATGCTCGAGGTGGTCATCCAGACCCTCTTGACCGAGATCGCGATGATTCCGTCGATGCCGCTGGTTACGGTCGACCTTGCGACGAGTCTCATCCTTCCGACCAACTTCAACGAACACATCCTCGTTCAGGCGCCTGGGTACACGGATGAGCTGCTTACCGTGATCGGTGGTCAGGTTCGTACGTTCGGCGGCACACCGATCACAGGACTCGTCAACGGGCACGCTATTGACGTCGATCCATTCACAGGTGCGGCCACCGACGGGGTAACGGGCGCGCCCATCGAGTACAGCGATACGCTCGAGAGCGCTTCAGCGAAGGCGAACGCTCGGAAGTGGGTTCCCGCGCTCAGCATCGACAGCCGTAAAACGGCCCCCAAGCGGATCCCAAACTACTTTGTGAAGCCGCAGAGCCTGTTCAGCATCCCACCGTCCTGTAATGCGATCTTCCCGTCGCAGCTCCTCGACATGAGCTACCAGGAGAACTACGCGACGCAGCCGACGCGTCTGTACTTCAACGACGGCACCATCAATCGGCTCCTGCACCAGGTGGGCCCTTATGCGAATGCCGTCATGGATGCGCTCGCGATCGGGTATCCGCCTGAAGTAGACCTGCTTGAACGTCAGCGCCCAGCATCTGCCACCTACAACGCGAAGAATTTTCTCATCTTCCCCGAGGAGTTCTTCAAAGGTCCCGTAATGGACCGTCGCGACATCCCCCCGTGGATGTTCTTTCTCAGCGCACAGGAAAACCACATCAATCCAAAGCCCGCGGACGGAAGCGCGCCTGCGTCCCCGCCGCCCGCACGCACGAGCGCGACGCCGCCTCCACAACCGTTCACACCCGCACCGCCTCTGCCGACCGTGGCCACCGGAAACACCAATCCGACGTTACCGCTTCAAGGTCGTTGGGTTTGGCCCGTCTCGATGTACAACGGCCGAAAGCCCATCGTTAGCCAAGGTTTCAATCGGAATCCAGGAAGCGAACGCGGCGTCATACATCCGGGACAAGACTTCTTCTTCGAACGAATTCGGTCAGACCCATACCCTGACCGCACGCCCAATCGGTCCAAGAACTTCGTCATGCCCAATGGCGTGTCGGTCCTTGCTGCGGCTGACGGAGTCATCTGGTCAGCAGGTAAGACGGGGGTCGGTTATAGTATTGTTATCAGTCACGAACCGCTCAAGGTCGCAACGTATTATACACACATGACATCCATGTTTGTGGAACCTACACAACGTGCGAACTCAGGTCAACGCGTCAAGGCAGGCACGCCCCTCGGCATCATCGGATACAGTCCGACGGATGAAGCCAAGCTGATGCACCTGCATTTTGAGCTGTGGTTCGGTGGTGCAACAGACTTCGTCGATCCCGCGCGTTTCCAGAAGAACTGGGAATACATGACGGCGGGGCAACCGCTGCCCGCAGCAGCGCCGCCGCCCGCTACGCCGCAGTCGTCAACGTCTGTTCAGCCCCCACCCGCGGCACCCACGTCTCCTGCGCCTTCACCGGCTGCCTATGACACAGCTCAAGAGGCAAGCGATACAGTCTACAAGCTTTACGCTAAGTTCGAGTACTTCCGTGAACGTTACGCCAAGCGGAACGGCTCAGCCTCTGTTGCGTGGAATCCATACGTTGTTGCAGGCTTTCCCGGCGTCATTCTTGATCAACGCGCGTCGCGCGTTGACCTGTTCTGTTACATCACAACAGTGCAGCAGACTATGTCTCACGACGGGCGTCGTGGAACGCAACTTTCATTTTCGTACGGACGCCAACTCCAGGAGATGTTCCAGCAACTGAGTGACGAGTTCTCGTTGAACGACGCGACTGCACGAGGATCGGCCCCCCAGGAGCCCATTCGTGATGTCAGCAAGGTGCTTCAGTCGTTCCCACAGGCTGAAACGTACTATCAAAACCTGTTCTACGGTGCGCAGCCTCTTTACGGTAAGGACGCGTCTTTCGATTTCCGAAACATGCTTGCGTACGCACCTAAGGTACCAGGCGCCTCTCCGGAACAAATCTATGTCGACGGACCCGATGCGGTAGTCGACGATGCGGTTGTTCAAGCGACCCAGGTCTACGCGAATTTATTGGCTGAACGGACACCGCTCAGTGAAAAGGTCGTGTTGCTTCAAAGCCAGATCCAGATTCAACTGGATATTATCTTTGTCAACACGTTATCGTTTGGATCAACTCAAACAAGCGATAGTTCGCCGCTCGATGCAAACAACAATCCAAACGCTTTGGTCTCCATCATTAAGGAGCAGCAAACAGCGACAGCCGACACAACCCTCGCTGACCTGAATCCACAACTCAAACGCGCACAAGCAGACCTTGCTGCTCTTGATACACGCATCAACAGTACGTTGTTGGTCAAAAACCAGACGTCGGTGAACTCCGTAACACGTGTATCGCACAACCTCGGTGGTGCGAACGCGAACCGAGAGCTGGTTCCTACACCACGCTCAGCGCAGTTCTTCAACAGCCGAGATGCGGCGATGCGTTACAACTGGCGCCCGATCTGCACACTTGATGAGTACGTCGTTTTCCTCAATTCTGCGGGGGAAGGAGCCGTGCCTTCGTTTGGCCATGCACACAGTGTTGGTGCTCGATATTTCCAACGTATTCGACGTATCGAATACCAGCCGTTGCCTTTGGATCCCCCGCCGGGCGTTACGGGCCTGGACTCACCTGCCGTCACGGGTTTGACGTCGACAAGCTTCTCCCAAACACGTAGCGACTGGGATACGGCACTGCTCGCCTATCGCAACAACGTCCTGGCCATCAAGACGCCGAGAACCTAGTACGATGGCCTCTATGACGAACACGCTGTCTCGTTTTGCAAAGCTGGCGGTAACGAATCGCCAGACGCAAGACATTGATGCGTGGCATGCGTGGAAGAAGAGTCCGACGGACGCAAACGCGTCTGCTTTGCTCTCGCACGTTTCGCCGCTCATTCATCGTGAGGCGAACAAATGGGCGGGCACGATGGCTCGTCCTCTCTTGGAATCTGAAGGCAAGCGTCTCGCGATGGAGGCGTTCCACAACTACGATCCGAACAAGGGTGCGGCGCTCGGCACCCATGTCGTTAACCAACTTCAGCGGATGTCTCGGTTGTCGTACGCGAATCAGAACGTTGCACGGCTCCCTGAGAACAAGATGCTGCTCTACCACAGCTACAACGTTGCGCACTCGGACCTCTCGGACGCGCACGGACGCGCACCGACGACCGACGAGCTTGCGGATCATCTCGGATGGCCAATCCCTCATGTGGAGGCGTATCGGAAGTCGATTGGCCGCAGGGAGCTGCTCGAGTCAGGCGGTCTGTTCGAGACGGGTGACGCAGGGCTCTATGATGGAGACAAGCAGGAGCATGTTGTCGACTTCATTCACCACGCCCTGACGCCGCAACACAAAGCCATCTTCGAGCACTTGACAGGTTACGGAGGTGCCGAGCAGCTCTCGAATCAAGAGATCCAGAAGAAGCTCGGCATGACGCAGGGGCAATACTCCTACGCCAAGGCGAAACTCATCGAACACGTGGAGAAGGTCCATGGCTGATCCAAAGCCGCCCGATCCGTGGGAATCCGTCAAAGAAATGGGGACGGGGCTCGCTCGCGCGTCTTCAGCGCAGGGTGATAAGTCGTCATCAGATGCCAACGCGCAGCGACCGGGCATCGAGTACGACCCCGATACCAAACAGCGCTTCTACGATACAGCGCCGGTCCCTACCAAACGTTTGCTAGGCTCCCCGCTCGCGCCCACAGGTCCGTTCTCGATCGGAAAGCAGCGTGAACGGTCATTGGTGCGCGGTTGGGATTCAGGACATCGGTCGCTGGACTTCAACGCCGTCTCGGGCGAGCCCGTCTTCGCGATGGCCGATGGCACGGTCGTCTTCGTCGGATTCCAGTCAAAAACGATCGGGCTCGTGAACTTGGAGAGCGCGCACGCGGATTCCAAGGGCAACATCTACGGAGGCGGGTCCGACGCCGTCGCGACGCCTCGTGATGTTGGTGAAGGTGGCATCATCATCCAAATCCTCCACAGCGGGGATTTCGAAGGCTATCGCACCGAGTACTTCCGCCTCGACAGCGTCAGCGTCTCAGCCATCGCCCCGGGCAACCAAGTAACCGAGGGTCAGCAAATTGGAAAGGCCGGCGGTACCGGCGGTCCCGCAGGATTTTCGAAGAAAAATCCCGTGCTGCCCATCCAAGTCTCGTTCGTATCGGGCCCCATCGTAACCATCGTTCGTCCAACTGCCTTCGTTCCGAATGCCTGGCCCGGACATCAGGACTCGACGTCAGGTACAGGGTTAGGCAGCAGTATTGTGATGCCTATTTTGAATGCATTCGGTGCACAAACAATGGCGAGCGACGCCGCCGTTATTATCCAGAGCTTAGACCGGGCGACGTCGTTACAGAACCAAGACACGTCTGCCACCAAATTGGCGCAATCACGGCACGACACCTTTATCCAACAGACGCTCAACAATCGACAGAGCACGCTGTATGCGGCGACGGCCGCGTTTAAGGAGCAGCCATTCTCTAAGGTGACCGCTCCAATGGTGTTCGACTTCGAAAAGGGTGTGTGGGTGGTTGGCGGTATTGAACAAGGACCTCTCTAATGGCGTTTGACATCAACATTCAGATCGTCCCCGCCTCGCGGTATACCGGAACTGCGTTTTATTCGTTCGGTCAAACACGTTCTCTGGGTGTACGGGGAATCCAGAAACTGGTGAACATCTTTGCAAAGTACCTGTTGACGCCTGTAGGTACCGATCCTCTGGACATCACTTACGGAACCAATCTGACCAACCTCATCGGGTCCAATGTGTCCTTAAATGACGCCAGGGAAGTTTTGGACATGGCGGTCGAGAGTGCCGCCCAGGGCGTGCAAGCGTACCAATCGTTGCAGACGTCAGTAGATGACGACGAACGTCTCGCATCTGCCGTCGTGACCGACTACATTGCGATTCCAGACGGTCCTGGTTTCGCTGCTCAGGTCCTGATAACTAACGTCGCGAACCAGCAAATGCAGATCGTGCTTCCCACGCTCGAGGTCCGCCAATGAGTACGACGATAACCATCAACCCCTCGGACGTATCGACCGCTGCCGACTTCCTGGAACAGTTCCTCTCGGATCAGGTCACTGACGGGGATTTCAGTCGCGGAACGGCACTACGCGATCTAACCGTGCAAGCGGTTGCCGCCGTCGTCACATTTCTACGCAGTGATGCTGCACAGATCCGCAAGATGCAGTCGCTCTTGTCGGTACGGGAGGCGGTGAACTCGGTCGGAGGTGACTCCGAAGCGTTGACGGATGCCGTCACTGCGATCTTGTCCAACTTCTTCGTCACGCCCAAGAGCGGTACGACGGCACGTGGCTACGCCATTGGACACGCGTCACAACAGGTCGATATCTTCATTGCAACGACCGTCCGCTTTACGTACAGCCGTGGGATTGTGTTCTCGGTTGATGCGGCGGACACGTTGTTTATCCCGAAGTCCGAGCTGACACCGATCATCGACGCAGACAACACGGTCCTGGATTACGAGTTTCGGATTCCACTCGTCGCAGTCACCTCTGGCGCGGACTACAACATCCAGCCAGGGCTGTTCTCAGCGTTCGATCGATTCAACCCGTACATCACACGCATCGAGACCACTGCTGAATTTTCAGGGGGTCGTGGGCCTGAGACGGTCGAGGAGGTGCTCGCGCGCGCCCCCACCGTCGTCGCGGTTCGCAATCTGATCAACTCGAGATCCATAAACGCGACCCTCGAAGACAATTTTGACAGCATCGAAAACATTCTTGTGATTGGAATGGGCGACCGTGAAATGCAACGGGACATCGTTCCAACGATCGCACCCAACCTCAAGTTTCACGTTGGTGGCGCTGTCGACATCTACCTACGCACGGCGCTCGTTGAGACGTCGTTCACAGGCGCAGTAGGCGGGGCGTTCGCGCGTCCTAATGGAGTCTCGACGATCTTCCGAGATGGTTCGGTGAGCTTCGCGGCCGTACTTCCAGGCGACATCATCCGGGTCACCGCAGGCCTGCCCTCCGTCCCTGCAGAATTTCTCGTCGTAGAGAATGCCAGTTCAAATCTCGTCGTAAGTAGCCAGTCGCCCTTTCCAATCGCGACAGACGAAGGCTCGCCGCCCACGACCGTGAATTATGTGATTGGACGTATCGGCCCGACGTACAACGATGTTGTGTTCGGTCTAGGCGGACTTCCTTACACGACGGGTTCGACGTCACGTCAGATCGGTACGCCGGGCCGTATCACGATGCCGGGCGGTCCCGTCATGGACATTTTGGACGTCGCCCTCATCAACCCTCCGCCGCCCGAAGCTGCATACAAGTCGACGCTCGACGGATTCGTGCACTACCCCAACCACGTCAATCAGACGCCGCAGCAATCCGCGTCGCCGACGCAAGGGCTACAGTTTCAAACGGTCGTCCATGCGCCGCTCGAAGCGCAAAGCACTCTCCAGTGGATGGAGGTCGTCGTTGGTACGGACATGTTCCCGACGCGGTTTGATACCTACCGGCTGCGGGTCCGCTACCGTACCCTGCAGTCGTTTGCGGTCATTGATTCATTCGTGCGCGGAACCCGTGAGCGGGTAAGCGCGGCCTTCCAGTTGCCTCGAGGACACCACCCTGTCTTGGTGTCCATGTTCTTGACGTACACGCTCAAGAGTACGGCTGTGACGACGCTTGATAACGATGCCATCGCCCTGACCATCATCGATTACGTCAACGCATTCGACGCATCGATCTCCTCGATCGATGTCTCAACTGTGATTCAGCTCGTCAAGAACACGTACCCTGACATTGCCAACATTGTACCGTCTGCGCTTGGTCTTCCGTTGTTGCAGATTGACTACGCGTTGCGGGCACCCACAGGTGACGTGCTTTCGTACAGTACGGCGGATGTTGTGAGTGTTGAATTGAGTAAACAGGTCGCGGGGCCTATTCCTCCAACGTGGCTGTTTAACGGGTCTCCCGTAACACTCGAGAGTCTCGGCGTTACCAACCGCACGCTTCGCTATATTGCCAATGAGACCAGCATCGTTGCGCAGCAGGACGGAACCTAATGCCAGCCGTCGGATATCAATACAATTTCATCTTAGGTCTGTCGGATTTCTGGCAGCGTTTCTTTGCGGATGCAGACCAGCTCGAGACGCTCTATCACGGCTCTGCGATTCTTATTGGTCAGGCGTATCTGGACCTAATGTCAGCGACGCTCGGCATCTCTCTTCGAGATTCTGTTGCGCTTGATCGCGAATTTTATCACCTGCTCGCGATGCGCGAAGACGAGATCCGTTTCGTCGAAGGCGCTACGGTCAACGCTGACCGTTGGGCCTACACTCTTCCAGATCCTGTTGTCGCCTTCGTCTCGATTGACAACCGTGTTATCGAACCCACCGCGTCTCTCGAAGACCAGCGTGACTACGACGTCGTCAACCGTGTGGTCCTATTCAAGGTCGACCCCACGAACCCAACCAACAACGGTCTGCCCTTGGCGGGCTATGCTCGAAGGTCCCTCGATGTGTCCGTCGGTGGAAGTTTCACCGATCCGTTTGTCGCAGCGTGGGCATCAACCACACCCGTTAAGAAGGGCGACACACTACGTCTTCTTGACGTTGGAACCGACGGAGCACAGCGACGTCGTCAGGATTACCAAATCGTCGTCGTGCGAGAACCTGCCATCTTCGTGTCCAAAGATGTAGCGCTTCCTCCTCCTGCGTCCAATATCAACTACGTCATTCTACGATGCCCGGCGAACCCTGTAGTTATAGCCGAACCGTTCACTCTCGTTGCAGGTGTTCCATATAACTACGCGCAACTGGCGCACACGCGCATCCATTACAAATCGGTGCGCGTGTTTGCCAAGAGGCTTTCGGACGGCCAGGACGTAGTTGAGGATGTCGATTACATCATCAATTACGAAGGCGGGTTGATCTTCCAGGTCACGGCGTGGCAAGGCGCGAGTCCTTACGCAGTTGACTATACGTGGATGAAGGAGGTCTATCCGATTGCAGGTCCGGTGCCCCGTCTGTCCATGACAGGAAGGATCGTCGCATCCTCGACGGTCGTTCGCGTTCTGCAGATGGCGGCGTGGACCCCCGAGACGTTGGTTGATCGTCGGACGCTCGCTAACAACTTCGGCGCGCTCATTGGACGTCAGTCTGATAGCAGCGAGTTGTACCGCTCGTTTCTCGAGGGGATTTTCCAGCTCTACATCCTTGGACCTGTACTCGAGCGCATCGAGAGCGCGCTCAACGTAGTGCTCAACCTTCCAGTGGTTCGTGATGACGGTGAGGTCTACATCGCCACCGATTTCTCTGATTCGATCGTCGATCGAGTCTTGACGACACGGCCTTCTACCAACCAGACCGCGACGTATGAGTTTCCCAAGGGAACACCGTTCCGCGTCGACCTAGTGCCCGGCCTTGTGCTCGAATCGTTCGAGCCCTTTACGACCGCCGTCGCCGTAACGGACTATGTTCAATCGCCGTCGTGGTGGTACGGCGAGATCATCCCAGAAAACTTGTTTTCGCCAGTTGCCGGAAGTGTGCCCCCGATCTTTCGACGTATCGCGAGCCCGTACTACGTCGAGAATGTGGTCGGCGCTCCTGACGATCCCCAAGTCGGAGACCCGGGTCTTCACGTAGGTACTGACGAAACGGGCGTCCCCTTGGTACCGACACCGACACGAATCTATCGACACCGTATGGCGTTCGTGTTGATGGACCGATATCTCAAATACCATACGTTCTCGGTCAAGTTCGACGCGCTTGCACTGTCCGCATCTGGTGGTGGCGGCTTTGCGCAAAGTCTGCGTGACTTGAATGAGTTGGTGTTATCGGCAAAGCCGTCGCACACATACGTGTTCACCACGCCCACAACTGCGTTTCGTGACGAAATACAAGTCAAGGAAGATTCCATATCCTTCAATCGATTGGTCGGTTCCCGTGTTTACGGTCCTGACAAGGTCCTTTTCACTGACGATCCGCCGGTGGTTGGTGCAGGTATCTGGAACGTGGGTGACTACTTCAAGTACGAGTCGTTCACAGTGTTGACTTTGTTGCCTTTGGCAGTGCCCGTGACATTGGCAAATACACCGGCATTGCCACATTTCGGACGTTTGGTCCGCGCGTTTATCGCTGGAGATGTCGCAGGTGTCGCGCTCGTCGAAAACGTCGACTACACCGTCAACTATGCGGCACGCCAAATCACGCGGCTGACCGCATGGACGACGGACACGGTCAACGTGACCTATACCCAGCTCAACATCGGGAATCTCGCTGACGCTCCGATCGCCGTCGCCAATATGCCGCTCTTGGTGAACGGCGTCGATCCCGCGCACATCACGGGTGCGTTCAGTGCTTCCGCGGCTGGTTGGGATGGTGTTACAACGCCACCATCTGCTCCGCGGGACATCGGCATGGTGGAACGCGCGCTCATCGTGTACGCACACCCGTAACCCTATAATTACCCGGAACCATGCGAAAAACCCTACACGCCAGCGAAGGCCTTCCGATGATGGGGACCATCAGCATGGTCATTCGCGACGCGAAAACATTGAAGGTGCAGAAGCGGATCACGATCCGCAACAAAATCACCTTCCTTGCAGCAGACCTTCTGGTCGAGCTGATCGCACAACGCGCCACGGACCCCGTTCCTGGCCGGGACCTCATCTACTCGATGCGCATGGGCAGTTCAAACACTGCAGCTGCGCGCTCGGACACGAACCTTGGTGCATTCGTCGTCGGCAAGGTGATCGGTGACGTCGGTAAGGTCACCGGCGCCCCTGGCGAGATCAAGTTCATCGCGACGCTTGATTCAGGTGATGCCAACGGTTTCACACTCCGAGAAGCGGGCCTTTTCACGGCAGGGGCGACGCCTTCAACGAACGACGCCCCGGGTAACACGCCAGGCGTCACCCGTATGTTCGCGCGTCAGGTCTATCCGGACGTGCCCAAGACAGTTGCAATCGTGATCGATTACAGCTGGACCATCGCATTCACTGCTGTTCCCTGATCTTCGCCTTCAAGAGGTCTCCCCATGCCCGGCCCTGTGAAACAGTTCCTTGACTACTCTTCGAACACGGCGAACGACACCGGCGAGAACAACGCTGCGTCAGTCCAGCCGATTGCCAACGGCGAGACCGTTGAACAAACTGTTCTAAACCGGCCCGGCGAAAGTTTGCGTCAACGCACGGAAGCGATCCGCAACCTTGAGGCGGACAGCCTCTATCTGCGAGACGCGGACCGGCAGCTCATCCTTGCGGGCCCCGGCAAGGTCACCTGGCCGGGAAGCACGACCGCGGCGGCCTCCGGCATTCCTGTCATCGACAACAACCTCTTCCTGCTCCCGATGCTCACACCGGGATTTCCGCAGGTCACGCCGGTTCCGCCGGTGGCGTCCGCCTTCGGTGCGCTCCACCTCAAGCGCGCCAGCGACAGCATGAATTCGATCTCGGTCACCAGCCAGCGCCGGAGCTACGCGGCGGGTGATCAGATCAACGTCGTCGTCACGCCGGGCGCCGCGTTCTCGTGTGTGCTTGACGTCGAGACGACGTATCAACGGACGATCAAGATCGTCGGTGTGGTTGGCGTGACAACGCTCGCACAGACGATCACGGCCCTCAACGGGCTCACGCCGACCGCTCCCGACAACACACAGCTCGTACTCGCTGCACTCGAGGGTGGTGCCATTGGATCAGACCTCCTGCTGACGACGCAGGCCAAGCAGTACGTCACGGGCAACTACGACGGTGAAGGGCACACCATCACCCCCATGAATCTCGCGGGCTTCTTTGTTACGAACCCGCTGCAGGCTTTGGGCGAAGGCGACAGCCTTTGCGTCAACTTCCCTATGGTCTCGGACACTGCATCCGTGGGCGGACGTCGACAAGCCCTCCCTGAGAATTCGAACACCGCGATTGCGTCGGGTGCTTTTTTCAACAGTCGCGTCCATCCCGAGAACCTCGTCAACGCGCTGCCCATCTGCAAGGTTATCAACGGCAACCTGGTGTTCGGCACTGGCGTTGAGATCCCTGCGGGCGCCACCAACGTGTCGCTCAGCACGGAAGACCTGGGTTCGCGCATCATGCGAAACGCGGGGTTCGAGCACGGCGTCACGCTCAGCACCGCGCGGTTCGGTATCTCCGACTGGGAGAACCGTTCGGACTTGGCAGTCAACGGCGGCTTTCGTTTGAATACGACGACACCGCTCACAGGCGCCAAGCAGCTCGAGTTCAACCAAACAAGTGCTTCGGCGGCCACTGGACGCATCGAACAGCCACAGGAAATCGCCGTCAATCCAGGACAGAACATTCGCGTCACTGCCGCCGTACGGCAGCTGATTGCCCCAACGGCTGGGCAGTACTCCGTTGTTTTGTACTGGGGCGATACGAACAGCGGTGCGTCGGGCAATACGACCATCGCGCTTCAGGTGCTTGCGTCCACGGACCCGACATACCGCCAGATCGCGCAGACGGTCGTGGTGCCCGCGGGCAAGCACTTCTTGAAGCACGTGACTATCGAAGTCACGGGCGTCACCCTCGGCGTGCCCGGTGTATCGCTGCTTGTTGACGATATCCAGGTCGTCGTTGAGACGCAGACGGGCATGACGCCCGCAGTCGACAACGTGCTCATGCGTCCTCAGACCGTGGACGCCGTGATCGTCGAGGACCCGACAACCTACGCACTTGGTCAGCTCGCCGCGTTGCTGCGTATGGACAAGGCCGTGCCTGCGTTGGAGGGTCGAACGATCCTCGAGCGTAAGGACCAGGATTACACCGCCGGGAATCTGCCGCCGGCGCTAGCGCTGTTCGGCCGTCTGTTCCAACTCGGATCCAAGTTGCTGGATTCGGAAGCTCACGCACTCAAGCCGCGTGTGTCCGCGGACTTTGCCGCGCTCGCGGGCGTGGACTTTACGCTCATGTGGGAATCTGGTCGTGAAGGTGAAGTTGCGGGTACGTACACGCAGCCTGTAACCCGTCTTTACACATCAAACGACGGGCAGTGGATTCACACGTCCAATGCCGCGTGGGGCGGCGCTACTTGGACCAAAGATGTCGCGGGGCAACCTGCCACCAAGTTCGGCATGGGCAAGGACGGACTGCGTATTCAAACGCGGGTCAGTGATGTCGCGTGGAATGATGCAGCATGGGCAGCCACGTACCGATTCACGAATCCGCTCGAAAGCGCATCCGACGCACGCACTCCGCGCATGACGATGACGGGGTTCGACGGTGCTTCTGTTAACGAGTTCACTCAGTTGTTCGCCCTCAATTTCACAGGGTACACGCTCCGACTTTACGTTGGGCACCTGACTGACAACGTCGACCTTGCTCTAACGTTCAATGCACAGTGGAACGGGACTGGCTGGGTCAAGGACACCTCGGGCAAAGTTTCAACACGTATCTACATAGGCTCTCTTGGTGCAACGTCTGCAGATACAAGCCGACTCAACATCTACCATCAGACGTGCAAGACGACGGATACGTTCCCAGAGTCTGATTGGACGGCGTCGCCGACCACGGCAACACCGACGGGAACGGGCGGCACGCTCATCACAGGACGTGTGTATGGCGGGGCCACGGCAACGGGCAGCACACCCAACCCGCAAGGCCGACTCACTGCAGCGCCTGACGGGTTTGGCGACGGCGTCACATCGTCCTCGTTCGTTATCGATTCGCTCGAGTGCATTGAGACCCCGAACGTCGCGGTAGGAACCTACGGCGACCTCTGGTCCAACGGCGGAATGATCTTCGAGGAGTTCTTCAACAACGTTGCGCCCAGCGGTTGGCAGGCCGCGACATCAGGCGCAGGTGTCGTCGAATTCAACTACGAAAACCTTTCTCGCATCCGGTTGAACCCAGGCGCTTCTGATTCGGCTGGAATCCGAACCAATGGATTGGTGTTTCAGGCTGCGTACAGCTCCTTCACGATCGAGATGCGATACGTCAACGTGCTCGGCAAGTCGCAAATCGGCTACATGGACAGCGCGGCAAATCCAGACATCGCGTTCTTGCAGGACAGTGCAGTTTACGGTGATGAAAATATCCGATTGGTCGTGCGTACAGGCGCCGGACTCCAGGTTCTCAACACCGGCATCAACGTTTCAACAATCGCGGATGACTGGGTCAAGATGCGTGTATTTGCACGCGGTGGAACAGGCCTGATCACAACAACATCCGTCTTCTGGCGTATCCAGGCCAAAAAGGGCAGTGGAGGCGGTGTGTTTACGCCAGGCGGAACTGTTGTCAATCCGGGCGCCGGTCGTGTGTGGCGTGCGGACGCTCAAAACGGCGCGTTGGTTGTCATCGATCGCGTGAGTCTTGGCGGCAAGAGCAACTTCTCGTTGTAAGAGGTGAAACATGTCCCACAGCATCAACATCGACCTGCTTGAACAAATCGGCGCGTGCCGCCCGCACTGCATCAAACTGCGCGAAATCTTCCCGAACGGAGTGGTCGCGTTTGATGCGGAACACTTCCCTGAACTTCAAGACAAGAAGGTTCAGGTCTTTTGGGGGACAGCGCTGCTGTCACGAGAGCAGCAAATAGCGCTCGCGCTGTCCTGGTACGACCGTGCCTTGACCGCTCAGACCCCGACGTGGAAGACGGCGCTCCGTACGTTGATCCAAACACCTGAACTGTCAGCCGCTGCGTTGCAGTTGAGTGCACGTCTCATTGAGCGTCGTGCGGTAGCCGCTACAGACGTTGCTGCTACTGCAACCGCGGGTGTTGGATACGCTGCTGCCGCATTCGCAGGCAAGTTCGCTGAGACGGTTCCGGACATGGAGCGGCTACTGGCCGCTGTGATGGTGTTGGCGCAATGGTGCGCGCAAGCTGCATCAGTCGCCGAATCGAAGACAATGGACGAAGTGCTCGACGAGTTTCGTTCGGACGTGTGGACTGCGCTCGAGAAGCACGGCCCGACTCTTCCTGCCTAAGGAACTTCACGAACGATCGGTTCGCCGCCACCACCGACCACCCGGCAACCAAACTCCACCCAGCGCACTCGCTTCCCTGCCCGGTGGAACTCGACAACGACGCCGCCCTGGCTGGGCAGCTCTTCGTTCATCGGCGTCTGCCAGTCGTACAGCGACTTTACGATGACACTGTCGTAGGCCGGATGGTCGCTCTCGTAGCAACCGAGGCCTTTCTGCAGGTAGTGGAACGCGTGCCGTTTCAACATGGGGGTCAGGCCCAGCTTGTGGTCGATCCGAGACGTCATCCTGCGCGCTTGGCGGTAGTCATGCCCCCGACCGTCTCAATGACGGAGAACTGCTCGTAGGTGAAGCTACCGATGTCACCCCGGCGAATCACCAGCTTGATGAGTCTCGCATTTGTCATGCAGCCATCACAAATGGCAGTCGCGGTCTTGCCCTTGGATGTGACGACGACGCCATCGTTGCTGGCGTCAAACGGCACGTTACAGTTGGAGCAAGTATGCATCTAGTACGTTTACCGCGCAATCACAACATGTTGCAAGCAGAACGAAACGAAACGACATCGTCCAACCAACGAACGAAGTCGGCGTAAGACATTACGCCTTTGGCCCGGTTACACAACGCACAACTCGGGACCGTGTTCGCGTTCGTATACCCGGTTGTATTATCGATTCGATCGATACCGTTGCACTTGATATGTTCCTTACGGGTGTTCCGCAACGGAGCCCTGCCGCAGTAGTGGCATTTATTCATTAGAAGACGGGCTGCGTCTTCCCAAGACAACTCCCAGACATGATTCCTACGTCGCGCATTCGTCATGTAGACGCCGATCACATGGTTAAGAGCAGGAACCACAGGGTCGGCGTATCGAAAAGATGTCGGCGGAGTTCTGAGTCCGTTTTGTCGAGACTTCGAACGCCGTAAACAACCACAACTCTTAGTTCGACCACTTTTCAAATGGTGCGCAGCCACGCGCGTGGTGTTTCCGCATTCACAGCGACATACCCACATGCAGCTACGTCCGTTTGGATTGGTCTTTTCTACAACCGTTAGTTTTGTGTAAATCTGTCCGGTCAGGTCAATGAAACGCATACCTTATGCAATGCTGCATGCGCCGCCTGCACATGCGGCCTCGCCCGTCAGGTTCGTGCCGTCTTCGGCCTCGAACACCGAGAGGTAGTCGATTGGCGTGTAGCTGGCGACCAACTCGTTCCAGCGTCGTTCTTGTGCCTCCGTTTTGACCGCCTCAAACGGAGCAAAGGCATAAAGCATGTCCCCGGAGTCCGGAAGTAGTGACACGCCTGTGAAGTCGTTACGGTGCGTCCACAGGTAGTCGGCAACCGACGCCCACTCGTCTGGACGGACGGTGATGGTGTTTGAGACGTTGTGCGAGAGTCCAGGTACCTGACTTGGACGAGTCGCTCCGGGGACCACCCAGTTTTGCTGGGTTGATCGCACTGTGTCCATGAACACCTCGGCCGAGAGGTCCTCTTTGAGGGCTGCACCCTCAGGGGCCTCGACCGGAAATTCAATGACCCACTTTCCGTCCGGTTTACGAACACACATTGCAGGGTTCACTGTTTGGAACGCTTGGAACACAGTCTCAAGAGCGTCAGCGGTGACGCGACGGATGTAGCGCCGTGCGTGGTGTGGATGGATGCCCGAGCCGACGTTGCCTAGCTCGAGAGACGTCGTGCCTGACGGCTTCACGCACGTCGTGCGCGCTGCCTGATTGATACCAAGGAGAGCGGCGTACTCACGGTTCCATTCGACAACCTGTGCGGCAACCTTGCGCTGGAACTCTGGGTCACACGCGATGTGAGGCGCATCCTGCATCCCCGTCATGCCGATGCCGAGCAGCGCATCACGACGGACGATCGCTTCGGTGACCTTGCCCAGAAACGGCATATCGGTGTACGTCGCCTGCATCGTGCCGATGAGCGTTGCCGCCCAGGCAGCCTCGGAGAAGTCCTCGAATGAAGTGAGCTTCGCCGCGTTGATCTCGCAGAGGTTGCACATCGCCCAGCCGGTTGACGTCGAGCCGTCGTCATTGACGAGGAGCGGGTCGAGGCCGATTTCGGCGCAGGGGTTGGTGACGTGGTTGTAGTCGCTGACGAACAGGACGCCTGGCTCGCCGAAGTTCCGCGTCATCCCGAAGATGCGTTTGAACTGCTTCTCCTTGACCTCGTCACGTTTGAGCACGACGGAGTTGTTGGCGTTGGCCAGCCATGGTTCCTTGGCGTACCAATCACGGTCCGTCTTGATGTGCATCAATTCGCTGTCCTCGATCGAGAACAAACAGATCATCGCACTGCGACGAATGCCGCCCGAGAGCACAGCATCTGCCGCGTGGCACAGGATGCGATGGCATTCGACGGGACGGAGCTGCCGGCCTTGCGCGCTGTGGAGGATCTTGCGGATCTGTTCGAGGGCGAGCTTGAGCTTGCGATGTCCGGGTGCTCGGCCGCCGCTGGTCTTGAGCGGCGTGCCTGCCGCACGGATTTGGTTGTACGCGAATTCGACGTGGTAGCCGCCGATGTAGCCGTTGATCAACGCATCGAGTGCGTTGGCCCAGCCTTCGATAGTGTCGTCGATGAGGTGGTGGACGACCTTCTTCTCGTCGACGTCGGCAAGTGCAGGCAACTTCTCGACGTGCTCGATCTGCACGGAGTACCCAACACCGCAGCCTGATAAGAGCAGGAACATCGCTTCAGCGAAAACGCGAGGGCGGTCAACGAGCGATGCGGAGCAGTTGTAGATGCGGTTGTGGTTGGCTTCGATAGCTGTTCCGCCAAATTGCATCGAACGCATCGACGGAAGAACTTCTTTGCGACGGACTGCTTCGTGCGCTCGTTTGATGAGCGGCAGCAGTTCGGGTATGTGAGCGAAGCGCCGCAGGTGCATGCCTTCTTCGCGGTCGACTGTCTCGTCGTAAACTTCGCGGCGCAGCAGATCGGGGACGTACCGTGCGTACTTGCTCGCGTGGATGTAGTCGGCGACCGCGGTAGCGTCAGGCTTGCGTTGGGCTGCGCGCGCCTCGGTCCGCTTCTGACGGTAGATGATGTACGCCTTGGCAACCTTGAATTGCTTGGCGCGCATGAGCGCAACTTCGACGGCATCCTGAATCTGCTCGACGTTGGCGATGTCCGCACGCAGCGTTGCTGCAACGAACGTTGCGACGCGCTGGAGTCCTTCCTCGTCGACAGCGCCTTCAGCCTCCAACCACGCTTTCCGCACCGCGCTCACAATCTTTCCCACGTCGAAGGGCTGAACCGTTTGTCCATCGCGCTTGCGCACGGTTCCTGGTTGAATGACGGGAAGGGTGAACGTTGTGTCAGCAGATTGCACGATGGGGCTCCTTCGGTTGTCAGATCGCGTTCTTGATCAAACGACGCAGGTGGCGTCGGGGCTTCTTGTTTTTCCCGGGGTTTCGAAGCGTATGGAGAACGTCCATTTCGCAACGATGACGGGCAATGTTCTTCGCATAGGTCCGAGCGATACAGGCCAAAAAAAAGGCGTCGGCTTGATCGTCGTTGGCACCGAAATCGTGGCCCTGGCTGGCGGCTGCAGCCAGCATGGCGTCCTTGCTAGCGTGAACCGATCCCGTAGCAAATTTCTTGACAAGCACGGGCGCTACCACGACGTAGGGAACGTGGTGCTCGTGGAGCAGCACTTTGAGGACTCCGCCTATCTCGCCGAGTTCAAACACGCGCCCCACAGAATCATAGGAGTAGCCCTCCAGCGTCGCAAACTCGACGCCGGCGAGAAAGTTCGCCACTGCGGTCTTGATGTAAACCAGGCGTTCTCCGTCCCGGAGGTCGTCTGTGGTGACCGTTGCGGACGCAACCAGGTCCCCTGCATCCGAAAGGATGCAGATGCCGGTGCCCGTCAGCGATTGATCGATCCCCAGGAACGCCATGCCACCCTAAGAGCCTGCCACCCTATAATTTCCAGGCGTAGCGTCGCAAGCAAAGCGCGCTCGCATCACCGAAAAAGTTGGGAGATCTCGTGGTTAGTTTCACGCTTCACCAAGTTACGGCCATTGTTGATGGGCCGGCGTACCAGGTAACCAACGAGGTCACTGCTGCAACCGGCGCGAGTGTCGCAACATACGTGTTCAAAACAGTTGACCAGGCGTTTAGCCACTACGCAACGCCTGCTGATATGACACAGTGGCCTGACAGTTATGCCTTGGCACAGCTCGCGGGAGCGGCCTTCTACCGCTTGCCTAGTGTCATCCGGACATGGGACACCGTGGTCCTTATGAACGAGGACTTGGCCATGTCGCTCCGGAGGCTTCAGTTCCTCGCGGACGAGATGAACGCTCAGCAGGGCGCTCTCATCGTGGACCGTACAACCCTGGTTCAGGGAGCCTGAGATGGCTCTCTTTGAACAAGAGCGGCACGTCGAACTGGTCGAGAGCGCTGATCAGCTCTTCTTCGTTACGAGCCGGATAGTGTCTGCGGTTATCCCGGACCAACTCCCGCACCTGAACGTTTTTGTTCTCTCGGTTTCCAACGTCCTCGACCCGACCCAAGACGTGCTCGCTCGCGTTGCCAACCTGGCAGACCTTACGCTGATCCCAATTGGACGGGACCCTGGGATCGCTGCTCCCGGGATCAACGGCATCGAGTACCTGGCCGATACATCAACGAGTACGTACACCACCCTCGAGACCGCCAACGATGCGGCCGTGGCCTTCCAGGACCGCGTCAACGCGCTCATCCAAGCGTGGATTACGTTCCGAACCGAGTTCAACGCGCCTGAGCCGACACCCGCGCTCTACACGTTCCCCACTGTCGATCCGTCTCAGTTGAACGCGTTGATTGCAGCGTACGCCGCAGCCAAGCAATTCGGCTACGCCCAGCTACAAACGAAACTCGCTGCTGACAACACGCTGCTCCTTGCACAAGCGGATTTCACATACAAACAAAGCCTGGTCCAAGGTGCGACGACCACGGTTTCTGACACGACCAATGTCAGCAACAAGTTCATATCTACGGTCACGCAGTACGGCTCGCTTCTCACCGCGGCCAACACGTTCTACTCGTTGAACACGGGTGGCGCTGGTGCCGCGGCAATGGCCGCTGCCATCTCGACGGCGAATGCTCAACAGACGGCCATGCCGGGCTACCTGGCGGACGCGTTGGCTGCGATCACCAATGCCACCAGCTATCTGACCAATCGTCAAAACGACATGAATGCGGCAGGCACGGTTCAAGCAACCGCGCAGTCCAACGCCATCACACAGACGCAACTTCTCACGGCTGCGAACGCGACAACGACTGCGGCTCTTGCGGCAGTCATCGCCATCTGTCCAGATTTCGACGCGACGACCATCGCGCTCGTCCCGGGCTGATCAAAAAAAACCGGCGCCCGCAAGAGTAACGCGGGTGGAACGTTGCTCTACACGGTGGGAACCGTGGCGTGCGCCGGCCAAAAGAGGGCTGGTGAAACAGGACAAGTGTCGGGCAGAAACGACACCCTATATCACCACGTTCATGTGTCTGCCAACCACACAAACGTTTGCCCAAAACGCTTACTTCATCACACGAATCTGCCACACCAGCTGCTTCACTAGAAGCGCAATTCCTGACGTCAGCGCTGCGTCTGCATCTTCGAGGATCTGAGACAGCTCTTCTTCGGTGAATCGCCGGTCAACCCTCTGCAGTTCGCGCGCAAGCTTCTTCAGGCGTGTCGCGGCGCATGCACTCACGCTGCGATTTTCTCCTTGGGCGGGGCGAGCAACAACTGGCCGGCGATCTCCTCCAGCTCGAGTCGACGCTCTGCCGTCGGAGCGCTCTTGGCGAACCACGACACCGCGTTCGAGAGACGCGCTTGTGTGGTTCCACGCGGTAGCACCTCGACGTCTCCGTCCATGAAGACCTCCTTGATCTTGTCGACCTCGCCCTTGAGCAAGCCCATCTTGGGCAGCTCCTGCCACGCCTGCTTCGGGTCGATGCGCGTCTCGAGTGCTTCACCGATGCAGCCCACGAGCGCGTTCACCTTGTCGGGTGCGAGCACCTGCTGGACCATGTCCTGAATGGCCGAGACCTGTGTCTTGGTGTCGAGCAGGTAGGTCTCCTTGCTGAACTCCATGTCGTCCGACAGACGTTTGCCGAGGTGAACTTGGCGCATGACCTGCTCGAGGGTCGCCGTGTTGGTGCACACGAGACGCGTGCAGAACGCGTTGAGCCCGAGCACACCCTTGCCGAAGTCGGAATTCGACAACTGCAACCCGAACGCAAGGACCTCCTCCATGCCACGCTTGGCCGCCGGCTGAAACACCATCGGCAAGATGGCCTTCACCGCCCAGCGCAGGTCACCGCCAATGCCCTCGACAGGCACCGCACCGATCTTTCCACACGCCTTCGCGAACGCTTCGATGATGGGTCCCGAGTCCATGCGCTTGAACGAGTTCGACAGCACGCCGCGGACCTGGTCATTGACCGACCGGACGAGGAACTTCTTGTTCTCCTCCTCCTTGAAGATGCGTGACAGGTTCTCGACGATCAGCTCGCGGCCGTAGGGCCTCTCGAGCAGACGGTTGACGTAGGTACCAGGGACGCCGGCGCGCTCGCAGACTTGGTCGAGCGCGTTCTTGTGCAACCCCTCCTCGAAGTAGTTCTTGGCCTTCTTGTTGCGCAAGCCCATCACGATGGTCTTGGTGTCATTGCCGTCGACCATGAACTGCAGCGACGTCGAGTCGGCAACCCGGTCAACCGGCGTCTCGCGCTGGACCTTCTCGATGACGGACATCGCAGATGCCTGCGTCTTGTGGATCATCTCCTCGAGCTTGACCTTGAAGCCTGCGGTGGCCTCACCGAGAGCTACGTCGTAATCCTTTTCGCTGTGGTGGATCATTTTCTTCTCTTTTTCTTCTTCTTGGTGAATTCGATAACGCACCATAGGCACGTCACGATTTGATGTGATTTACGGGTCTTGCCGATGCGTGGATGTTCTGGGGACCGATACATGGAGATTCCGCAGTGAATGATCCCTCTGTCATCCATCCAGTTCATGTCTCAGCTCTTATAGCGCTCGTTGTGTTCCGGGTCGCAGACGATGATCTCGCCGTACCCCTCGTGGAAATGCTCGCTGTGTTGAGGTGTCACGAGCCACAACACCGGAATTTCGTGAGGTAGATGGTTCTGAGGGTCGACGGCAGGCGCATAACCGTCCGTGTAGACCACGACGATGTCGGGCATCTTATCGTCGTCCTTGGTGTACTGTTTCATGTGGATGAAGTACGCGTCGAAATCCGTACCACCACGACCCACCATGTTCTTGGGAATCTCATCGCCAGAATGCAGCAAGACGTCCATATGTGTCGCAGCATCGCCCTGCATGTAACGAATCTCCATGTTGTCATCAACCGCGAGCATGTGCTGTAACTCGCTCTTGACGATTTCAAGTGACTCCGTAGACATTGAGCCAGACGTATCGACATAGAGAAACACGCGCCACGCTTTGTCCCGTACGCGGCCAGGCGTTGGGATGATGCAGACGTCTTCCTCCGCCAAGGCCAGCAGCATGCGGTTGGGTTGCGCAACGCTCCGGCGATACTTCGACGTACGCGACATCCGTGCTCGCGTCGCAAAGATTTCCCACCACGGAACAATCGGCTCAGCCAGGTAGGCCTCGAGCCACTCCTGCATACCGCTCGGCAACGTCCCGCGCCCGACGCCGCCCATGGAACGAACGACCGAACGCATTGTTTGCTTGAGTTGCTCGCGGATGCGGTGTGCTTGAGAAAGCAGCTCGTCGGACGTCAGGTCCTTGAATGTGGAACCGCCGAACCCTTGCCCTTTCCCGTCACCGGGTTCCTCACCCGGTTTGCCGTCGCCGCTACCTGCGCCCTGGTCCTGCCCGTCGTTTTCGTCTTCGCCCTTGATCCACATCGAGTGGTCGGTGCCCCCGAGCAAACTCTCGATGTCGATGACCTTGACCTTGCGCATCAAGGACCACTGGTAGAACTCGAACGATCCTTCGAGCGGTAGATCGAACTTCTCCGGCAGACACATCCCGTTGCGCGGATTGTCGGGGGCCTCCGGGTTCTTCTCCTTGATCATCTTGATCACGAGAGCTTCGGTTTCGTCGAACCCTTCATGTTTTCGCAGCATCGTGTTGATGGCGCAGTCCATGCTGACGTTGGCCACTGCACCTGCTTTGGTACGCTCCAGCTCACTACGACAAAGCGCCAGCAGTTCGAGGTAGCGCGGGATGTGGTCGAGCATCAGATGCAACATCTCGTGCTCGAGGACGAACAACGCCGACTTCAAGGTCAGGGCGGCGATGAACTCCGGGTCGTAGAACAACACCGCACGACCCTCGCGGATACCCACAGCAATGGTGCCCATCCCCGGACGTGCAACGCGTTCCAGGCTCGAAGCCAGACGTCCGTAGAAACTTTTCTTCTGGATTAGATAGATGAAGAATTCTGAAAGTTTCAGTTTCATGTTATCCACTGAGTTGATGGGCGGCGGTGGTAATCCCGAACGCAACCGTGCACGGGAGTGGTATCTCGTAAATCGAGAACGAGGCATTGCTCGTTCCAAGCAATGGGTTCTAGATAACAAAGAGACGCGCAAAGAGAATATGCGCGCATGGCGAGAAGCAAATAGATCGCGCCTACGGCAGTATTTACGAAATTGGTTTCTCGTACATCCTGAGAAAAACCGAGAATACAGCCTTCGATATAGTTACCGCGCGTGTACAGCCCCGGGGTTCGCAACCGCCGAACAAATTGAAGCGAGGGTCGCCTTCTTTGGAGGGGTCTGCGCGTATTGCGGTGGTACGTACGATCATCTTGAGCACGCGATTTCATTGTCGCGTGGTGGGACGAACTGGCCCGCGAATCTCCATCCAGCCTGCCAACGTTGCAACCTGGCGAAGGGTGGCCGCACCATCTTTGAATTTCTTGATTGTTCACCTAAACGCCTATAATTGCAGCATGGCCGTTGTGGACCAGTTCTCTGACCCTGTGATGGCGCACCTCGTGCGTCGTGTTTCCGACCGTCCGAAGCTCGCCGCCGCGATCCAGGACTTCGACGTGGACGGTGAGGAGTACGACAAGCTCCCCAACACGGCGTTCGCATGGTCGGAAAAGCGAGCTTTCCCTGTTCACACGCGCGAGCATGCGATGCTCTCGCGGGTCTACAGCGAGGGCCTTCCGAACCTCCCATCGCACGTCACTCGAGCCATCAAAGAGGCCTGCGAGGTCTACAACGTCGACGACACTCTCTACGCGCGCCCCAAGGTCGCGGCAGCCGTCGAGTCCCCCAACGCGTTTCTCCTGCCCGACATTCGCCGGATCCGCGTGACGCAGGCCAGCCACGTCAAGCTTGCCGAGGAGAAGCTTCGTAACGAAGGCAAGAACCTCTCCATCGAGCATCGTGCGCTCGCGAGTCGTCGCCTGGTCGAGAAGGCTGCGTTCTACGGTGTCAGCGTACGTGACGAGATCCGCAAGATGGCGGGTTTGACCGTCACCGATCGTCAGCCGTTGGTCGACTGGCTTGAGGCACGCCGCGAAGCCGCGCCCATCGAACACAAGGACGGCTACCAGAAGCTCGCCAACGCCGTGAAGCGTATGCCGCTGGAGCTTCGCAATCGCCAGGAACAGATCAAGCTCGCTGAAGCCATCGGTGAAATGGACCAGCTCTCTGGACTCGCGCGTCACTACGATCGCAAGCTGCCCGATCCGCTGATGACGGTGTTCAACTCGAGCAAGGTCGCCGGCCAGGGTGTCACCCTCGCAGGCCGCTTCCTGCCGATCGATCGCGTCGCGTCGTACCCCTCGACGTTCTACTCCGACATCCTCGGCCCCGACATCGTTCGCGAAGCGTCCGACAAGGCGGGTCACATGGACCACCAACGCCTCGCGCAGGTGCTCGAGACACTGCCCGTCGACATGCAGCGCATGTTGTCGGCGCAGATGCGGTAGAGGTCTTGCGTGAGCAAAGACCTTCTCCGTGATCCGGACACTGCCGCCATTGTTCTGATGAAAGCCGCGTATGGATTGCTCGGAGACTTCCTTGCGTGGGAGCCCGAGTCGATTTGGCTCGAACTGCAACATCAGGGTGTTGAGCTGCCCGACGGAAATCGGGCCAAGATCATGGCGGCGTTGACGTTGCGCCTCGTCCCCTCGTTCTACTGGGACGCCATCACGTTCGAGAAAACGGCCATCGCCTTCGACGGTTCTCAGCCCAATCCCGACACGCTCGAAGAAGCATCTCCTGCCCGTCTTGCCTGGGCCGTCACCGAGGCGGCCTGGATCCTTCGTGCATCGAAAGACGCGTCGTGGGAGTTCAATAACGAGCCGCGTGGCTACGCCGGCGTGATCTTGAACCGTGCAGGGTTTGTACTCGCGCCTGAGCAGCTCGCGTTCGCACAGCCTGCGTTGAATCGAGAACGTCACCACACGCACCTCATCGACGAGGTCAAGGAACGCTGGTCTCACGTCAGCAAAGACAACCTCACGGCGCTGAGCCTTCAGGAAACACCTGTCGATGTTCAGATCGCCCGTCTCGCGGCGGTCGAACTTCACGTCCGTGAACGTCGAGTTCAAGCTGAACGGGATCTGGCTCGGGTTACATGACGTCACGACGGGCTGGCGTCCAACGCTGCCTTCTGCGCCGCGATCTTGGCGTGGTGCAGTCTCTTGAGACCGTCCATGAAGTTGGGCTCCTGCCCCAGCTTTTGGTTCAACGTCTGGAGGAAGCTCTTCGCTTCGTTGCCCATCCGGTTGGCTTCGTCCGTCATCTTTTGGATGAACGAGACCAGGATCTCCTCGGGCAGATCACCGATGAAGATCGACAGCTGCTTGACCAATGCCTCCGGCTTCTTAGAGAGGTCCGAGAAGAGGCGAGTGGCCAGACCCATGGCCAGCTCGGTAACCTTGTCGAGCCGACCTTCACCGTCCTTTGGGATGTAGGCTTTGAAGCGCCGACGCGTCTCCGAGTCGATGCCGTAGTTGTTCAGCACATCGTCGGGCGTGACGACGAGTGTGTTGTCTCGAACGAAATCGAGGAACGCGGTCGCCGATGCAGAACCCACCGCACCTGCGATCGCAGCTCGACCGATCGAACTGTTCAGCGGAATCTTTGCTTCGTCGAACTGAACACACAGACGCGAGACCGTCTCCCAGGTTGCAGGGCACGCGAACGCCTTGCCGGCCAGCGCAGCTTGGTCGTCGTACCCATGGCTTGGCTGAGCGCCGAGATGCCCGATGACGTGCTCGTGGAACTCTGCGTCGATGGCGTACTTCATGAAGTCGCCGTAGTTGTACGCAACACCGATCGGCAAGAGCCGGCGTCGCATCGCGGGGTCACGCTCGAACTCGTTGACGTTCATCCCGCCGCCCGACGGGTTCATCGTCACCACGATCTGGATGCAGTCGAGCAGCTTGATGTCGCCGATCATGCGGTCGCCGATCAGAACGAAAGCAGCGCGCGTGACCGACTTGTCGACGGCGCGATTCAGTTCTTCGATCGAGAGAATCGGGCACTGGTCCTTGGGAACCTTGCCCTTGTACTTCTTGGTCACCTCCGCGGCCCACTCGATGAGCGGCTGAAACAGGCGCGGCACGCGTTGGTCGAAATACAGCTTCGTGTCGGCGGCCGTGGTCGGAATGAAGAAACCTTCCTGCGTTGCGGTCGGCATGTGGAGGGCGACGTAGGGAACGCCCTTGCCGCCGTTCCTGCGTTTCGCCACCTGCGTCGGGATCGCGGTCTTACCGATGCCCGACGGACCGATCGCGCACACCACGTTGCGCGTCCCCGCATTCAGTTCAATCAGCTCTTCGAAGACGCGGGGCGTAACCATCTCGACGCCGAGCTTGGATGCGAAGGTTTCTTCCATCGACGTCTTGGTGTCAGCTTTGCTCATTTCATTCTCCTAGGTTCCCGTTGATATGTCGGAAGAGGTTTATCGTTCAACCATCGCGCAGGGGATGTTCTACGTCGACGGCAAGCCGTTGTCGCTACAGGACTACCCAATGTTCGGCGCGGTCTACGACGGTAAGTACCCTCGGCTTCTGTTGAAGACGGGGCGGCAGGTCACCAAGTCGACCACCCTGGCCGCGTTCATGATCGCCGAGGCGGTCGCGACGCCAAACTTCAAGTCCTACTACGTTTCACCGACGCAAGAACAGACTCGAAAGTTCTCGCATACACGCGTTGCCAAGATCCTCGCGTACAGCCCCGACCTTCGGAGGGGGTTCGTCAACGCGAATTCGATCGACAACGTGCTTCTGCGTATGTTCACAAACGGTTCCGAGATGGCGTTCACATACGCTCTCGATGATCCGGACCGTGCACGTGGTTACTCGGCAGACCGATGCAACTTCGACGAAGTGCAGGACATCCTTTACGAGTCCGTCATTCCCGTCATCGAAGAATGTTTCGATTCACGTACAGAAGTTCTATGTAAACGAGGTTGGATTTCTGTAGCGGAAGTAAATCTCGCGGACGAAATTGCGGATGTCGACGAAGACGGTCGAATCGAGTGGCATCATCCGACGCAACTGATTCAGAAACGCCATACAGGTCAGATGGTTTCGTTCAATCACGACCAAATGTCTATCCGTGTGACCGGCGACCATATGATGTGGGTGCACCCGAAGGGCGAGACACGGTCCATGTCGCGAGCATCGTGGCGGTTCTCGAGTGCTCGCAGTATCGCAACAGATAAAGGCGAAGCATTTCGACTAACGGGTCCCGCAGGCCTTCGGACATCAACAACACCACTTCGTCGAACGTTTCCCGGCATTTTAGGTGCGCACGGTCAGAACGCTCACGGAATCGATTTACCCTACGATGCCTTCGCGCGTCTTGTTGGTTGGTATCTTTCGGAAGGCTCTATACGTTGGGCTAAACGTAGAGGTGTTAAGACCTGTCCACGCCCCTGTATTACACAAAGCGAGGGGCGCTACCTGTCGGATATTATCGAAACGATCGAGCGTTGCGGGCTAACGTATTCCATCGCTTCGAACTCGAAAAAACCGTACATCAAACACGTTACGATCAACTCGCGAATTCTCGGTGAGTATTTTCATCGTCTCGGAAACACCTTTGAAAAGTACATTCCCGACGAGTTCTTCATGTCGGAGGACCTACTTCGCCAAGTGCTCGCAGGCATTTACCTCGGAAATGCAACTGCCCGAGAAGGTATGTCTTGGGACCGTTGGACGTTGTTTACCGTTTCCAAGTCTTTGGCCGACAGTGTCCATCGCGCTTGGACCTTGTGTGGACGGTCACCTAATCAACGTGTACGTGAATACGTGCCTGACAAGATCGCTTACGAAATATGCGCTTACGTCGACAATTTCTTTGTCTTTTATCGGCGCAAGAACAGTACAACTACTGAACACGTAACAGATGAGCCCGTGTATTGTTTTACGGTTCCTCATCATCGGCCTGTCGTCCGCGGCGGTCCAGGACTGCGTCCGCTCATTACAGGTCAGTGTATGGCTAACTCGCCATATCAGTATTCGGCCTACGCAGGCACACCCAAGACGATGGAGAACACCATTGAGTTCTTGTGGTCTCAGTCGTCGCAGACCGAATGGTGCATGCGGTGCAAGGGGTGTGGTAAGTGGACGTTTATCGACAGCACCAAGGGCTTGGGTAAGCTGGGTCCTATCTGTATTGGTTGTGGTACCTATCTCGACCCTCGTAAGGGTCAGTGGGTCGACATGTCCAAGGACAAGGCTGTTGGCATCAAAGGCTTCCACATCTCCCAGGCGATCATGCCTGTCAACGTGCCCGCGTCATGGCAGCCGGGGTCCGTGGGATACGAAGGGGCCCTCGAGCGTTGGGGAAAGCTCCTCTACAAGATGGAATCGCCTCTCTATGGCGAGTCCCGTTTTCTAAACGAGTGCATCGGCGTCAGTACGTCGACAGGTGTTCGTCTTCTCACCAAGGAGATCCTCGAAGCCCTGTGCGACGAGAATCACGAGATGACGCGGTTGCCGCTGCCCCTTTCCAAGGAGGGCATCGTTCGCGTGACTGCCGGCGTCGACTGGTCTGGCGGAGGCGCCGAGATCAAGGGCAGCGAAGGTATGTTCAAGTCGCGCACGGTGCTCCATATCTGGGGCCAGCTCGCCGACGGTCGTCTCAAGACGCTCTTCTACAAGATCTTCCCCAACGGTCACGCGGTCGGCTGGGTCGACGAGATCGTCGAACTGTGCAACGCATGGGGCGTCCAGATGTTGGTCGGTGACGCCGGTGAAGGCGCCATCGGCAACTCGTACCTGCGTGCGAAGCTCGGAGACCATCGCGTCACGTCCATTCGTTACATGTCGCTGTCGAAGCCGTACGAGTGGAACCCGAACGCGATGGTCTACAGCGCCGACCGCACCACAATGATCGACAACTTTGCGCGACAACTGCTGCACAAGCAGATGCTCTATCCGAACCTGAAGCAGGCAAGTCCGGCTATCAACGACATCCTCAACGTCTACGAGGAGGTCACGATGCAAGGCCGTAAGGTGTGGCGTCACGCGCCCACGCAGCCGGACGACTGCCTGCACGCCCAGCTGTTTGGCTGGTTCGCACACATCATCCTGACGCAGAACTATCGGTTCCTGTAGTCGTCAGTGCACAGTTGGGAACACCGTGTTGTACATCTCCATCAACTTCAGATAGACGCCGCGACACGCCTTTGCGTCACCCATCGCACGGTGAGCTTCATGTTCAATACCGAAGTGTGCGGCCAGCGTGACCAACTTGAGGTTGGGGACGTGTCCTGCCTTCAGGAGGGGTGTGGCCAGTGCGACGGTATCGATCTTGTGGTAGTCGCCGTTCCAGCGCTGGCCACGCGCAGCCATCGCCATCTCGAAGAATCCCCAGTCAAAGGGAGTGTTGTGTGCGACGAAGACAGAGTCACGTCCCATCCCCAACATCGTTACCATTGCAACATCGAGATTGATGGCCTCGGATGCCCACTTCTCCGTGTTGTAACCATTGACCCGCGCTGCCCCGGGATCGACCGGCTTCTTCGGGTGGACCTTCGTGTGGTACTCGTTGAGGACTTTTTGTCCTGACGGGTCCGTCACGATACAGGCCACCTCGACCATGTCTGCGGCAGCAGGATTCAATCCTCCTGTCTCACAGTCGAAGAAGAAGAGGTTGCAGTCCTTCATGGCAGGGCGTTGTGGCATAGGTCCTCAGCTAAAGCTTATACCGTAAACGTGGCGTTTCTAACAATCACGCTTTAGCACTAACGACGGACGCCAGCGCAGCTTCTTCTTCATCTTCCCGCAGCTCCTCCAGGGACTCTTCATCGAGAACCTGGAGGAACTCCTGGTCAAGCGTCATCGGCTTGGGCGGGTTTCGAGCGATGTAGTCCGCCAAGGCGATCGTCTCGCCGTAGTTGGACCCCACGCTCACGTCGTGTGCGAACGCGACCGGCAGCCATGGGAACTTCTGGCTGACACGTTCCACGCAGTAGTAGTCGAAGAACGCTTGAGCCTGCCCGATGTACTTCTTCTTGATGGTTCCGACGATCGAGTCGTGAACCGTAATGCAGCAACGACCGCCGAGCTGTCCAATGTTCTCGAAGATTTCAATGAGCTGCGCCACAACGATGTCTGACGACGTCGACTGAATCTTCATGTTCTTGCCACGCCGTTCAGCTTGGCCACGGAAAAAGCCGTTGACCGTCTGGAGCGGGAACCGACGGCGGCGCCCGAACAAGGTCTCGACGAAGCCCTTCGTGTGGATCTGAGCCACGACCTCGTCCATGTAGTTCTTCAGGGACGGGAAGCGGTTGAACAGCTTGTCGATGACGTTTTGTGCAGCCTCTTCCGAGATGCCGGCGGTCTCGGCAATCTTCTTCGCCATAGCGCCGTAGAGAATGCCGAACACGACGCGCTTGACCGTGGTGCGCGTCTTGGACATCTCGTCACTGATGTCCTTCTGGGCCTCGACCTCTTCGTAGGGAATCCCGAAGATCTCCTGCGTGAACCAGCTGTGAACGTCGAGTCCCGCGTTCAACGCCGTGATGAGTTGTTCGTCGGGCGCATACGCCGTGAACACGCGAATCTCGGCGCCCTTCCAGTCAACGTTGAAGATCAGCTCCTCCTCGGGGTCGTCCGGGATGAAGATCTTCTTGATGTTCACACCTGCCAGCTTCTTGGGCTGGTTCTGCATGTTGACGTTCGACGAAGACAGACGTCCCGTCGACGTGCCGTGCAAGTGGAAGCTGGTGTGCAGGTAGCCGTCGTACTCAGACAGTGCCTTAATGTCGTGAACGAAGCCCGTCAGTGCCTTGTGCGCAGCACGGTACTCGAGCAGCGTCTTCGAGAACGGACACTTCATGCGTTCGACGAACGCCTTGAGCATCTTCTTGTCGGTCTTGTACTTGTTCGATTTCTTGTTCCGCTCGATCCAATCCTCTGCGTAAGCACGCCGTCCGCCCTCGGGCTGCGGTACGCCGATGCCGTAAAGGATCGTCGCGATGTCTGCCGTGGAGTTTGGGTTGAATTCGATCCCCTTGGCCTTCTTGTCGGGGTCCCACATGCTCGCAAGCATGGCCTTCTTCTCGTCAACAATCTTGGCGAGGTCGATTTCGAGCTTCTCGATGTAAGGCCGATCGACACGAAAGCCGTCGAACTCCATCTTTCCAAGCACACGCGAGGCCGGCACGCAGTGGGAGGACATCAGGGCGCGCGCGTTCTGCTGGAAGCCCTCTTGCTGCATTCGCACAAACTGGTGACGCAGGAGACGTCGCGTCAGGTCGGTGTCGACGGCGGCATAGATGAGCAAGGTGTCGAGGGCAACGCGTTCGTAGCCTTCGTCCATCGATCGCTTCTTGCGGTCGCGCTTGGTACCAAACAAGTAGGACTCTAGTTCCTTTTTGCTCAGCTCCATCGTCAGGCCGTCTTCGATACCCGGGATGCCTTTCTTCGGTTTGCCCTTGCGTGTCTTGATGAGCACGGTGCGGACACCTTCTTCTTCGGGCGTCAGCTGCTCCGCCAGCTCCTGCACCTTGTCGGCGTAGTTGCTGAACATCGGGAAGTAGCTGCGACCCAAGACCTTGAGGCCGTAGGAGCCCGTCATGTCCTCGCGCAGGAGGTGCTCGCCGAGCAGCGAATCCCACGCGACGTTATTGACGCGCCAACCATGTCTCAGCTCGATCATCTTGAGATCGAACTTGGCGTTGTGGAAGACCTTGGGCTTCGCACACTCGAGCACTCGCTGAACGTGCCCGATGACTTCTTCCAACTCCTCGTCCGTCCACGTCGCTTCCCGATGGAACAACGGAATTGCGGTCGCCCGTCCTGTGTCCCATGAGAACGAGATGCACAGGATCTTGGCGTCCTTGCGATGAGGATTGACGGTGTTGGTCTCGGTGTCCACCGCGAGCGCGCATTGCGATGCGGTCTTGGCGCCCTCGACCACGTAGTCGATCATCGTGTCGCAGATCTCTTTGACCTCCGCCACCGTTTGCGGAATCCGGTAGTCCTTGGTGACCTCTTCGATAGTCGCGTGCGTTCCCGCTTCGTCGACGCCGCCGGCGATACGCACCGCACGGACAACGTCGGCATAGAACAGGTTGTAGAGGCCGGTCTTGGCCACAAGGTGTTTCGTCGAAAACGTCGGCAAGACCTTGTAGGTCCTGCCTGCAACGTCGATGTCGAGAAGCCGCCCGCGCGACTCCATGAACCTGTCGCCTTTATAGCCCAGTGACTTGAGTGCGGTTGCACCAAACGCCACGACGATCGTGGGTGATCGATCGAGCAGCTCACGTTGCAGGTAACTCGAGCACTGGCGAATCGTGCCAGCCGACGCAGTCGCGTTCTGATCGCGACCCTCTTCGACCTGGCACTTGACTGCGTAGGTGTCCCACTTCGACAGGTGGTTCATCTTCAGATTGCCGCCCGAGCGTCTGTCCAGCTCCTTCAGTTCCTTCCATACATTGCGGATGATGCGACCACCGCGTCCGTAGAACACCTCCTGATTGTTGGTCGACCAGGACGACGGCGACTCGGACACGAACATGATGTCGACTTTGCCGCGTGTGCCCTGCCCGAGAACCCGCTGCTTGGGCAGCAGTTCGCAGTTCTGGCAGCCGAAGCCTTTGGTCTTGTTCTGACTGTCCGGGTCCAACGACGGATTGTCGATTGGAATGACCGGAAGCTTGATCTTCTTCTCGGCCACTACGTTTCCTCCGGTGTTGGCGGCATAAACATACTCTACGCGACGATTTCTCCGTCGTCTGTTCCTTGTGCTTTGTTCGGGTCGATCTCGGCCACCGTATCAACAGGCGTTGCAACCTTCGCCATCGCTTCGTCACGACGTGCGCGGGTTGCATCGAGCAGGTGCTTGATCGAGAACACCGAAATCAGATCGATGGGCTGACACGGTCCCATCACATCGACCAGACGTTCCAGCACACGGGCACGCTTCACTTCATCGTTGCCGATGTGATGAGGCGAGCGCTCGGACACTTGCTTGAGGAACGTTGGGGTCTCGGTGCGGTACCGCGTCTGCGCCAAGAGGCCCTGCGAAGCCTCGACCCAGTTCACGACGAGCCACTCCATCTTGGTATCGAGATAGACGCCCTTCTTGGTCTTGTTGATGTCGTCGAGCTTGTTCAAGTCGCCGAGCATCACGCGAATGGTCGTCATGCCGGACATCTGGTCCTGCGTGCCGACCGATGCTGTCTGGATGGCTGAGCCCAGGATGGTCTCGAAGATCTGCTCGTTCTCGGACGTCGTCTTGAGCCGTGCAAGCTGCTCGCGACGTGACTCCGCGAAGTCGTAGGCGAACTGCTGGTAGTTCGGAATCGGGTTCTCGCCTCCACGCTCCTTGGCCAAGCCGTTGAGCAAACGAAGCATCGCCAGGATCGGGAACATCGCTTCACGGAACCGGGACGACGCGTGCGCGGGCAACCGACCGCCCGACACGTATTCCTGCTCGATCGCCGTCTGATGCTCGCGCAACGTCATCATGTGCGGCAAAAGCCCAACCACCATGTCGTGGCGCGTCTTGTTGATCAGGTCGTCGCCGAACTTGCCCGCGAGCGCCAGGACAGGGTCCTTGTGGGTCGCGTCCTTGACCAGCTCGAACTGCACGAAGCGCGACAGGGACGCAGCATCACGAAGCGGACGAATCGCGCACGCCACTAACGGGAACCGTAGGTGGTAGGTCCGGCTCTCGCCCGTCGTCGTTCCGATCGACCAGTTGACGGCGGTCTCGGAGATCAAGTCACGGCATAATTCGAGAACCTTGCGGACTGCGATCGACTTCGCATCGTTGCCGCCGTAGTCCTCGAACTCCTCCAAGCACAGTGTCAAGCTCGAGTTGTTGCGTTGCTGACGAATGGATGCAGCGGTGTAGCCCTGCATTGTGATCGCGTGCGCCACAACATTGATGCGCGAGGCGCTGCCGCCGCCCACGAACCCTGCCGTGAACTTGCTCTTGCCCGACTCGTGCTCAGCGTTGAGGATGACCGCAGTCTGGCGCGTGAACACTGTCATCACCGAGAGGCACATGACGTAGGCCGCCAAGAACGTGCAGTCGAGCTGCTGATAGCGGAAGGCCCAGCCCGTTTCGACCATGTCCCGTACGCGCACGAATAAGTCCACCAGGTCGACGTTCGAGGACAGGTCCTTTGCGTCCTTGATGGTGTCGAGCCAAGGCGCGCCTGCGTTGTCGAAGATTGTGCCTTCGTGGCGCGGACCGTCGAGCGGCGTCGCCGTGTAGTTCGCGCCGTCGTGTAGCAGGCAGTACACGTCGCGGCCATTCACGAGGTAGGAGCGCATGCGCCCCTCCGTCGTTTCCATCATGTGAATGCCTTGGCTCTTGATCGGGGCGTGATCCATCGACGGCAGGTCCTTTGCCATCATGAGCAGCGCGTAGTTCAAATACTCGCGGTACTTCTTCGCCTTCATCGTTACATTGAACTGAGACGCGTCCGGGTCATCACCCACAATGAAGGGCGGGTCGCCAACCGTCGCAGTGATGAAGTCGTAGATGGGTCCGTAGTGTCGCGAGATGAGCGTCTCGGCGCTGCGCTCGTCGTTCAAGATGACCGTGTCAGTCGTTCGGCTTGCCTTGTTCCAGAGCGACAAGATGCGCTTGCGTCCTTCACCGTTCTGAATGCCGACGGGGTGGTACTTCTCGAGCAACGTCGTGTGCAGACGTTTGATGAACTCCTCTTCGTTGTCGTTCTTGACCAGGATGTCACGACGGAGAATCACGGCGTCGAGGTTGTGATCCTTGGCGACAGCTACGCAGTACGCGTTGCACACCTGCTCGTCCTTGAGCAGCGCGCCCCAGCGTTTCGCGGCGTGGCTGATCGCCGAGACGTCCGTCGTCCCGCTCTGGGCGATCTCCGCCGACATCTGGTCGTAGCACCACTCGTCTGTAGACGCGTACATCTTCTCGTTGTTGACGTACCGAACCCAGCGCGGGTACCCGATCTCCTTGATGGCGTTGTCGGGGTCCTTGATCCAAACGTTGGGTCGAGTGGGGTCATGCCAATCCACGTATTCATCCGGCCATCGAAAGACGCGGAACGAGAGGTTCTTGGCCTTGGATGCATCGAGGATCTGTTTGACGAAATTGTCACCGCCGCGATCTCGGTCAGGGACGATCCACACACGGTTGATGCCGAACGTTGCGAGACGGTCTACCGACTGGGACCCGCCGCCGCTGAGGGCGAGCGAGATGTAGTCATCGGACTGGCGTCGGATCTGTTGTGCGATTGCCGCGAGCGCGTCGAACTCGCCTTCCTTGCAGTGGCCGATGAAGCCCTTGTCGGGCCCGTCGGCTCCATGCTCTTCGGACGTCAGGTACGTGCGGTAGTAGCGTAGGCCGTAGAAGCCACGGAACCCGTCCATCTCAGGCTCGTAGGTATCCTCGACCCACGCCTGACTGACCGCGGGTGACACCGGCTCACGGAGCTTGAATCGACAGATCGTCGTGGGCGTATCGTCATAAGGGAACACGAGATGCCCGATGTACGTTTGCCCGTCGGTGTACTTGCCGAAGTAGCTGCGGAAGAATTTGTACTCCTCAGAGGTATCCCCGAAGTGGTTCGCGATGTCGACGATGCGCGGAAAGATGCCGAGCAGTTCACGACCGAACAACGTGACCCACACGCCGTGTTGATCGAACGAGCCGTTGGGTTGATCCTTTTCAGCAACCAGCTCGTTGGGTGCCGTCTGTCCCAGCCGTCGCGTAAGCAGATAGTCGAGCGTTGGTTTGGTCCAGTTCAGGTCGTCCGTGACGAGCGTACCCGCAGCGTACGACTGCAGCGCCTTGTAGAGCAGGGCGCTGAAGTACGACATCAGGGCGTCCTTGTTCTTCTGGTAGACCTCATGGTCTCGGACCTTTTCGAACAGCTCCTTGGGAATCGCGGCGGAAAGACCCCAACGCTTCTTCGCGTAGATAAGAGCGTCGGAAACGCTCGTCTCATTGATCGCGGCGATGAAATGGATGGGGTTCCAGAACGAACGGTGGCAGCCAAAGCAACTCGCGCGATTCTTGTAAGGCGTGACCACGAATGACGCAGTACCGTCCGCATGGAACGGACAGCGCCCCTTGATGTGCGGACCTGAGATGTGGAAAGCCGCCTCCGGCTTCACCTCCGCAAGCCACGACATCCAGTCCATGTTCTGGACGTCGGTCCACACCCGATTGAGTCGGGTGAAGGCCACCTTCGAATCCGTGTTCTTGGCCTTACGCGCCACCAAACTTCTCCTTGAACGCTGAACACTGGTCTTGGTACTGACACCAGCCGCACGGCCACCCTGGTTGATTATTCTTCTTCATGCGTGATTCTGCTGGTCGCATCTCGAACGGAAGGGTCAGGTTGTCAGCAGCCGCATTGATGCGTCCGAACAACCACGGCGTGTACAACTCACGTAACCGCTCCGCTGGGATGAACGTTGTCCACTGCAACAGGCGTTCGGGCGGGCCCTGTAAGAAGTTGATACCGCCACGAACACCTGCGATGTCAGGCATGTTGGGCAGTGCGAGAACGCCGTACGCCTGTAGTTGCTGGCGCTTCTTCTGGTCGCGCTCGAGAGGCTTGGCGACGCCCGACTTGTGGTCGATCAGATAGAGATCGTTGTCGCGCGTGAGCGCACCCAGATCGAGCTTGCCCCGGAAGAACACATCTTCGGCAAAGAAGCCCGCAGGCTTGTACGTGTCGGAGAAGCCCCAATCGGCTTCGACGAACACCTTCGATACACCCTGCGCTTTGCAGAAGGCATCGAAGCGCCGGAGGAACGCGTCCATGTTCTCCTTGAGCATGAGCAACATCTCTTGCTCGTTGGATGTCAGCGGGGTCTTCTCCGTGGCCAGTTTTTCTGCGGCGCCGGCAGCGGTTCCTTGCACGCGATGTTCGAGCACTGCATGCGCTACGATTCCGACTTTGGTATCGGACGGAGCCGAGCCCGCAGCCGTCTTGGAAATGTGCTTGTGCCCGAACTGCGCAGGACAAGACTCTGCGGTCTCCATTTTGGAGAAGGACCAAGGGGCGAACTTTCGCGCGAGTTCCGTAATCTCAAACGCGGGCATCGCACTCCTCGTTGGTGAAAAAGAAAAGTGCCGTCTTTCCGGCTGTCAGTTGTCTCTCCAACCGTCACGACTATTCCGGGCGCCGACCAATTGGCTTGTTCCGTACCGGGCGCTACCCGGCATCAACTATCCCGAGGCTCAATCGTTTCCTTGGTCTCGTCGACCTTCTCAGGTCACATGGGCTTCGACGAAGAACGTGCCGCACCGCCCTTGGTGGGCTTGGCGCCTGCGGGCGTCGTTGCATCAACGGGGCTCAGGTCCGGCTCGATGCCGTTGTTGGCGAGGCCCGCTTCGAGCGCACCTGCCGCGAACTGGCCCTCGGCCTCGGCTGCAGCCCGCGGGGCACGTGCCGGACGTGCGTAACAGTCCGCGAGGAACAGCTTGCGCCCCGCGACGTACATGCCGTAGAGCGCCTCGGCAAGACGCATCACATGTTCCGGGTTGTCCTTGCCCGTGGGCTCGACCTTGTAGACGAAGTACAGGCCGAGATCGCCCGTCTTCTTCTCGGTGTTGAGGAGGTAACTCTGGCGCCACACGGCGGTCTGCTGCCCTGCGAGCGAGAGTAGCGCCGAGCCCGCCTTGCGTGACGTCTTGCCGAACTGCAGCATGTAGACCTGCGGGTTCACGAGATCCGTCGACATCACGATCGCGACGATGTTGTTCTGGCAGTCCGTCTTGTGTTGTTCACCGCGGCCGGCGTTCTGCTTGCCGAACGGCAGGTGGGGGCACTTCAGACACTCACCAAACGGCGAACCAAGCTTGGCATCAGGCGCCTGGCACACCGGGTTCTTTCCCTGCTGCGGGAAGTTGATGTTCTCTTCGAAGAAGTAGAGCGGGATGACGGGCGTTGGCCGTTCGAGGAGCTGACCCGACGAGGTGTAGAGATCGCCGTTCTTGGCGGCCTCCGGCTTGGTCTCGGACTGTGACGTCGGCTGCACGATGCTCACGCGGGGAACTCGCCACGCAGCGACCATCTCTTCCATGCCGGGCTTGTTCGGTGAGGCGAGAGCGGCGAGAGTCTTCACGGCCTGACGCGCCACGTCGGGCATCGTCGTGTCGTCGGCAAGGTTTGCCAGTTCCTCGCGCTTACGGATGACTGTTGCTTCGAGAACGGCGGGGTCGAGGGCGGCAGCCGCAGCGCCCATGGAAGACTTGACGACCAGGGCCTTGGCGGGGACGACGGATGCGTTGGAGTCATTGGAACCGTTGGGGGAATCAGTCATGTCATGTCCTTTTGAAATGCTAGAAGGGAAGTCACTCTAGTGATTTCGATGTTTGTTTGGCAAGCACTCACAGAAAGAAAATCTGGCGCTATTCCTGGGGTGCGTAACGAAATGCTACGCAAGGGTGGTGGTGTACCCGCCGAGATCGGCACCCAACGGGTAGTGCCTGATCGTGGAACTATTTGATCACTCGTAAGACGCTTGGTAGTGTGTTCTTGAATATGGTGATCCCCCAGGCGCGTACCGCCTCGATGTACTACGCCGAAGTCGCACGGGTGCCGTTGGTGGATGACCCCACCGAAGAGAGGCGCCTGTTGCAACGATGGCAGCAACATCAAGACGTCAAGGCACGCAACGCCATCGTGCAAACCCATCTCCGCTTCGTCGTGAAGATGGCGCACAAGCGCAGCAAGGATCCCGAAGCCGTCAAGGACTTCATCGCGGCAGGAAACCTGGGTCTCCTTAAGGCGACCGACAAGTTTGACTGGGTACGCAAACCGTACATTCGCTTTCTGACGTACGCGGGTTGGTGGGTCTACGAAGAGATGTCGAATCAGGACTACACGACGGCCACGCTCGTTCACGTCCCCGCCCATCGCCAGAAAGCACAACGCAGAAACGCACGGGAGTTCCGCGCGGCGGTCCAAGAGCACGGACCCGATGCTGCCTCGGTGCAGAAGATGAACCCCGGACTGTCCGAGAGCGTCGTCATGCCGCTCGAGGCGGCGCGTTACACCACCAATGCGACCGAGAGTGAGCCGACGTCTACCTATGGGTCGGATCGGCTTCGTTCGATCGTTCGTGAGGTCATTGGTCGACTGCCTTCCCGAGAGCAGACCGTCCTCAACCTCTTCTACGGCATCAAAGACGATGCACGGAACTTGGTCCAGATCGCGGCCATCATGGGCATGTGCTCTGAGCGAGTTCGGCAAATCAAGACCAACGGGATGCGCTTACTTCAGGCTGAGTTCGAAGAAGAGCTGCTGACCGCCGAAGACGCGTATCTCTAGAACCCGAGGTACTTCAGCTCTTCATAGCCGAGCTTTGGCTTGACCACGATGGGCGTCCCGTTCGCGGTGTAGCCCGTCACGTCACGCAAGTTACGGATGATCGTCTCGAGCCATTCGACCTGAGACTTCTCGCCGTCCATGTGGTCCTGCTCGGTGAGCAGGAAGTTGATGACGCCGGTGCCGATGGTGACTTCCTCCTGTACGCCGCCAGTGCTCGTTTGAGCGTTCGACGTGTATGACATCCGGTTACGCTGCCTTGCTTTTTCCTGTGTGCGCATCTGGTTCTGGATGTCGATGAGTACGGCATCAGTGACCTTGTGTTTCGTGCGCATCTTCTGAATGCGTACGCCGCGCTCTTCGATCTTGTTGCGGATGTCGACGCTCTTCTTCTTCTTGGCGGCCGTGACAATCTCGTCTGCGGTCTTCTCGAACGTGAAATTGAACATGTTGTCGATCCTCTGAACCTGCATGGCGTCTCTTAGGGTTTGGATTCACGCGCCGATGCAGCGATAGTCTCGTCGCACAGCGCTTGAATGTTGTTGAGGGTGTCCGGGCCTGGTTCGATCTCGAGTGTCTTGAAGATCGTCAGCTGACCTGCTTTGTTGAGGGCGAGTCCTGAGATCGATGTACCCATGAGATCGACGCGCAGTGCTGCCGATACGGTCTTCTTGGGATTGCGTGAAAGGACACGCACCATCGAAAAGTCGATTGCTGAAAACGCCCATCCATCTGGCTGCATTTGCATGAGGGTACCCATCAGGTTGATGGGATCGATGGGCGCCTGCCCGACCAGGGACATGACGGCTTCGCCCGTCAAGATGCCGAGCTTCTGCAGCTTCGCGAGATTCTTGACCACGGACGGTGTTGGATATTCGGACAACGTTAGTTCAACGGACAGCGGCAGCTTGAGATTGAACACCTCGTCCGTCTCGGTGCCTGCCAGGTCTTCAAGCGATACGATGCTCACAGCGATCGTGCTTTCTTGACCAGGCTTTTCGCAGACAGTCGAAGAGGACGATCGTCCCCGATACGTTGAGCGACTAAGGCCGCGAATGCGGCCACTTCAAGCAATAGGGTCCCGACGGCGCGAAGTCGCGCCGACGTCATGATGCGCATGGAACTACTCCTCAGCGTGCGCGATGACGCGCTCGCGATCGATGTTGCGCAGCGAAAGTGAGCGGAGAGTCCGCCCCTCCAAGATCTCACCCACGGCGTAGTAGAACTCCGCGGCGACGTCCGTCACGGTTTTGCTGGGGTCGTTCTGGACGGCACACCACACAGCACGGATGTCACGCAGGCGTCCGACCACGTCATTGGCGACGCGTGCGCTTACTCCGTTGCGACCTCCGCGACGCCTACTCACGCCTTTGGCTCGAACGGCTTGGTTCCGCATGACGGGCATGTTGGGACGTTGACGTTTGTCAGCAATGGCCTGGCGCAGGACGGGCATGTAGGGTGTGCCTTTTCGGACGCAGTCTTGGCGGCATCAGTCTCGACATCAACACCGAGTTTCTCCATAGCGCTACTCTAGCGCAGGGAAACCTTCTTGCTGGTGCCGATTCGGTTGCCGCGGAGGACCGTATAGTCCGACGGAGACCCCTCGGCGTTGAGGAACTTCTCGGCCTTGTTGACCGAGTCGAACTCGTGAACCACGCCGACGACGACAAAGACCTTGCGAGCCATGCGGAACTTCTTATCATCCACGGCCTCGTCCTTCTTATCGTCCGTTTTGACATCGGTTACGACCGTTACCAGCTTGGCATCAGCCGCCGTCTTCTTGTCATCCGGCTTCGCAGTTCCAGGGGTGGTGGCGGCCGTAGCAGCCTGCACACCCAGAGGCTTCTGATTCGTTTGTGCTTGCGTCATAAACCTGTCGTATCACGCGGTCGAATCAAACGTCTACTGCTTGCCGCGACAATGCCTCCACATCGAGCACCACTTTTCACCGCACCACCAGTTGGAGGGATCGGTCATGGGAAAGTGTCCCAACGCCACGGACTTTGCGACACCGATGACGACCGCTTCTGCGTGCTTGACCATCCTGTCTGAGATGACGCCCGGCAGCTTCTCGTACCGTGGACGCGGTGTCTTCGCGCGCCCTTTCACGACCATGTCGACCTGGACATCAGGCACATGCTCAACGCCCGCATAGATAGCGAACTGGAGATCGTTGGCCAGATCAGTCTCGGACCACTTGTCCGTAACCACCTTGAGGTCGTGAACACGTTTGGGCTTGTTCGGCTGCTTGGACCCCAACGCTTCGCGGATGTCTTGGTACTCCTGTTCAGTGTGTGACTGCACCTGGATGCTGTCGATGCGACCGAGCACAGGTAGACGAACTTTCCCGTCCTCGCTTCTGAACACCGCGTGGAACGTCTTTTCGACTTCGATGGGGGTCGCGTCGATTGCGGCCTCATCGTAGTAGGCCTTCGTGCACTTCACGCCGGTGTCCTTGACCGAACCTTCGTCCTCGCCTTCCCAGTCTTCGATCAACTTCTTCGTTTCGTTGAACGAATCCGAGTAGGCGTCCGTCGCCATCTCCTGGGACATAAGAAGGCCCGTGGCGAGACGTTCCTTGAGGACCTTTTCGACCGCGTTGTGGACTTGAATCCCCTGGAACATGCGCGCAACGGTGCGACGCGGTTTGTGCTGAAGGTACGCCAGCTCCCACGACCGGGGGCACTTGAGGAACATGCCAACCTGTGACGGCGACAGGTACCCGCGCGGCAGGATGTCGACCAGCTCGGGCTCGACGTCGGCCGGAACCTCGACCGCGGGGTCAAGGAACGCTTCTACTTCTTCCATTCCTACAGTCATCGTTTATCCCCTCCGGGGTAATCAAAGGACTCCCCATCCATGAGCTGACGTTCGGGCACAGGGAACTTGCCGGGATTGGCAGCGTTCTTTTGGGATGCACGAAGAATCGCGTCCATGTCGACAGGCGCATTGCCTCCATCGACGACGGTGAGCGGAGGCGTCGGCGTCGCAGTAACTTCAGGTGCAGACGCTACGGGCGCGACAGGTGTTGCCTCAAGGTCATCGTCATCCGCGTCACCTTCGTCGACGTTATCGACGGAGACGACTACCGAATTCTTTTTGAACACGATGTTCTCGGCGGTTGCTTCAATGCCCCGCTTCGCGAGGCGCAAGCGCACCATCTTGATGATGTCTTTCTCCTCGTACGTAACCACAATCTTCATTTGGTCCTTTCACGGAGCATGGGCAAGGCATACGCCTTGATGACGGGACGGTCCACTTTCTTCGGGTGAACACACCCCTCTTGAAAGGGTTCGACACCTTTAGCAAGGCACTTCACCGTATGTGGACACAAGGCGCACTCGATCTTGTTCGTGAGCATCGAGTCAACATCGACCTTGTGATCGAGTAGATGTGCCACGGCGAGTTCAAGCGTGCCGTGACCGATCATCCGGTTAACGGTAACCTTGTTGTTTTGCCCGATTCGATAGTTACGGTCCAAGCACTGAGAGTACGAATTTAACGAGTACGGCAAGGAGCTATAGACCGTGTATGTAGCGGAGTTCAACGTGATGCCTAGGCCTGTCGTAACTTGCCCAATGTAAACACGTACGGCGGGATCGTCATTGAACGCATCGACAGCGACCATCGGGTCACGCGTATTGCCGTCAACACGAACGTGGCCAATCTCTTCTTTGGTAAAACGCTCTTCAATCAGATCCATCTCGATGTGAAAGTTGCACCAGATGATCACCTTATGAGTCGACGAATCGAGGATGCTGGTAAGCAATTCCATGATCGCATCGAGTTTGGGATTCTCATCGAATACGATGGTCGTTGAAGGCCAAGGTGTCGGGTCTACCAGACAACGCGGGGTTCGAGGGTTGATCTGACGCGCCGTACAATCGTCACGGTGTTCACACGGAGTACCATCACGAATCGTATCGCAATAGAACGGGTCCTTCTCGCTCTTGATGAGAAAGCCCGACGTGATCTGGAGAAGTTTCATCAACGCAGCCGCACGGTGTGGCATCTCGACCGCTGAGAGTTGGTGCGGCAATAGAGGTATCACCCCAGGTTCACCAGAACGAATCTGGATACCGAGCTGCGCAAGACCTGCAGGGTCGATACCCATATCAATGACGATCTTGTCGTAGGCGACCGATTGGGCGCGAGATAGTGAATAATCTACGTCTACGAACGTGCGTTCCGGCAGGTCCAGACACTGCTCTTTAGTACGACGTATCGCCAAGAACGTGGTACGTGCATTGATAACGTCGAGATTCTTGTAACCAACCACGATGGGTGAGTTGGGACCGCGAGTGACGACAAACGTTTTTTTGTATTTCCAGTACGTCTCGGGCATGAAGCAATCGCCCAGGATCTTGTAAGGGCCATACAGGTCCAGCGGATTGCCCTCGGTAGGCGAGCCCGTCATGAGGATTCGGCGCATCGCCTTCTGTGCGATCTCCCATGTTGTCTTCGTCCGCTCGGACTGCCAGGTCTTCACGCCGTGGCTTTCATCGCAGACCAGAATGCTGTAAGGCAGCCGTTCTACGAGCAAATCCACTAAACTTCTCGCAGTGTCGTACGTCGAAAGAACCATGTCGGTGCCCTCGGCCGCCGCGCGATCGAGGATCGCGCGCTTCTGTTTGGGCGTTCCGACCAGCGCTGCCCACGTCACCTGGCGGCCCGAGTGAAGGTCGATCTGACGACCCCAGTTCCGGACCGTGACACGCGGGCCGAGTACGAGTGCAGTTGCTGTATTGCCGGTATGGCGCAGAAGCCGGATGAGGTCGATCGCGATCTTCGACTTGCCGAGCCCTGGATCGTAGAACAACGCTGCCCGCATGTTGTAGAAGACGTGACAGAGTCCTTCGACCTGATGCTGATACGGCGACGTGACGTACTCGAATCCGACGGGCAGAGCTTGGGCCTCGAGCCGTTGGCGAACCTGTTCGAGGTCTTCGATGTGCCGTTGCGCAACGTCGGAGATCACAACGTTGACGTCGGAGGACACGGCCTGGAAGTCAGCAAGCACCTTGCTGGATGCCGGATAGAACGCGGGGTACATCCACAGCGCGCGATCGCTGTCCCACGTTGCACCAAACACGCGTCCGAACGTTTGGTTCTGGCCGTGTACCAGGAAGACGGGCGTTCCGTTGCCCGCACGACCGACACGGATTTCCATTTGGGCTCGACCCATGAGGCGTCCGCCTTTCTATCATGCGATGATTGCGGGGTAAACCATGGCCATTGATGGAATGTTCGACTCGGGCGTTTCCGATCTGTCGACGCACAACACGTCGTCACACGGTAGTCCACTGTTCGACTTCCTCACGGCGTTCGCGCCTAGGAAGCTCAAGGACCTCTTTCGTCTTTGCGAGTACCTCTACTTCAACAGCGCCCAGATCTACGCGGCATTGCAGAAGTTCTGTACGTATCCCGTCACGGACATCGTCTACGAGACGCAGAACGAAGCGCTCAAGGATTACTACGAAGACCTACACAACAAGACGCTCAAGACCAAACGCATCTTGATCCGTGCGGCCGTCGACAAGTTCGTCTACGGAAACGCGTTCTTCTCGATGTACGCGCCGTTCGTTCGCTTCCTCAAGTGTCCGAAGTGCGCGACGCTGACCAACATCCAGCAGGTCACCTACAAGTTCAAGTTGAAGAAGCTGGCGTTCAACTACACGTGCAAGGGCTGCAGCGTTCGCGTCGACGTCACTGACAAGGACGTCATCGATCGCAAGATCACACGCAAGGATCGTATCTCAGTGATCCGCTGGGATCCGAAGCTGATGGACATCGACTACAACCCCATCACCGGACACAGCGAGTACTACTACACGATCCCCAAGGAAATTAAGGAGCGTTGCGCCAAGGGGAACAAGCACCTCATCGACACCATGCCGATGGAGTTCTTGAAGGCGATCCGCGAGGACAAGATCTTCAAGTTCGACGAGGGTCAAGTCTTCCACATGCGCATGGATGCGCCTGCGGGTATCGAAGCGCAGTGGGGCTTCCCGCCACTCGCGTCGACGATCAAGCTGTTCTTCTACGCGGCTGTGCTGCGTAAGGCGAACGAGGCCATCGCGCTCGAGTACATCGTTCCCCTGCGCATCATCTCGCCGAAGCAGTCGACGGCAAACGCTGATCCGATGACCACCATCTCCTTGGCCAAGTGGTCCGAGGAGATGAAGACGTCGGTCAAGAAGTGGCGCCGCGATCCACTGCACATCATGTGGTCGCCAATCCCCGCCGAAGTCACACACCTCGGTGGACAGGCGCGCGCACTCATGACGCTCGGCGAAGTCCAGGCGGCTGAAGACAACATCATTGCAGCGATGGGGTTGCCCAAGGAGTTCATCTACGGAGGTTTCTCCGCGATGGGCTCGGGCATTCAGTTGCGCGTCCTCGAGAATCAGCTCGTCCACCAAACCGGCGACCTCAATGACCTTCTTCAATGGGTCACTGACAAATCCGCGAAGCAGCTCGGACGTGGCACCGTGGTGGTCTCGCTCGCTCCGTTCCGTTTCATCGACGACGTCCAACAGAAATCCCTTCTGCTGCAGCTCAACGGCGCAGACCCATCGACGGGTCCTTGGATTTCCAAGCGCACGATCGGCGTGGCGTTCGACATCGATCCAAGCGACGAGCGCAAGTGGCGCAAGCAAGAGGCGCTCGACGATGCGCGTGTCGCGCAAGAGCTGCAGGTCGAGATGCAGAAGCGGCAGAACAACCTTGGAGCCCAGGCACGTGCGCAGGCTCAGCAAGGTCAGCAAGGGCTGTCCTACGACCAGCAGGCCGTGATCGCAGAGGCAGATCAGCTCGTGCAACAACTGATGGGGTTGGACCCGGGAACGCGGCAATCGCAAATGCACGCGCTTCAGACCGAAGACATGGTGATGTACGCCGTGGTCAAGGAACGTCTGCACGACCAGACCACGCAGCAAAACCAGCAAGCGATCGCAGCGGCCCGCCAAGGCGGCGATCCCGCAGCCAACGGAGTGCCCCCTCCAGGCGCCGTGGGTTGATAGGATAAACACACCATGCCTCAAGAGTCTGAAGACTTCGCCGACGTCATCGAGAAAGCCCAGCGCATCGGTGGCGACATGGGCAGCCTGTTCAACGGGCCCGGCCGTGTTGCGTTCGAAGCGCAACAGCCGAATCGTGCAGGACCTGTCCAAGACTACGAGGCGCATTCCGAAGTCTTTGCGCTCCCGGCTGATCGAGAAGCCTACGAAGACGTCATGAACCAAGTCCTGCGCGGTGAAGCGATCATGCGCTACGAGGTCCGTACATTCTCCAAGGAGGGGGACTTCATGGTTGCGCTGGTCTACCTGACGCCGCTTGCGCGTCCAGCACCAGCACACGATCGAGACGCAGGCGATGCCGAGCCTGTCGAACGACCGCGACGGCTGCCCTAGTGGAGTCTTGTACCAAAAAGGACGCGTAACTCATGGTGCCGCTACGCCCAATGCTCGAAGACGCGGCCACGCGTCGCGAGATGATCCGCAAGAAGGTCATCGAGGGTCTCGAACAATCGTTCCCGCTGAAGGCGGGCAAACACATGGTCGAGCTGTCCAACGTTCGGGTGGACCCGCAGGAGTTTTCCTCCCGCGAACAGAAGCGTGCGGTGCTCGAAGGCAAGACGTTATCGGAACGTGTACGCGGTGACATCACGGTCAAGAACGCGGCGGGCGGTGTCGTCGACCACTCGAAGGACTTCACACTGCTTCAGCTGCCGTACTTTACGCCGCGACACACGTTCATCCTCGACGGCACAGAGTACTCCGTATCGAATCAGCTGCGCACCAAACCAGGCGCGTACGTCCGTCGCCGCGGCAACGAAGAGCTGGAGGCGACGTTCAACCTTTCAAAGGGCGCCAACTTCCGTGTGTCGATGGAGCCCGAGAAGGGCCTCCTCTACATGCAGCCGTCACACACGACGACCAAGATCCCGTTGCATCCCATCCTACGCGCGCTGGGGATGCCGCATCAGGACATCGCGGCCGGATGGGGCTCCGAAATCGCGGGCATGAATCGTGACGCTTGGAAGAATCCAGACAAGCACGTCAGCAAGCTTTACGAGACGCTCATCCATCCCGCGAAACAGGTCGCAGCGACCACAGAAGATCGAGCACACGCGTTGCGTGAATACTTCAGTGCAACGGCGATGGACCCTGAGGTCACTGCACACACGCTCGGTTATCCGTACGACAAAGCTTCGTCATCGTCGATCCTGGCGGCATCCAAGAAACTGCTCAACGTGCACAGGGCCGCCGCCGATGTCGACGACCGTGACTCGTTGGCGTTCAAAACGTTTCACTCCGTAGACGACTTCGTCAAAGAACGGGTTCAGCTGGAAGCGCGTGCGATGCGCGCAAAGCTTGGCTGGAAACTGGACGCGAGCCACGGCAACCTGAAGAAGGCGCTGCCCGCAGGACCGTTCACGCGTTCGATGCACGGTCTCTTGGTGGGCTCGTCGCTTTCGGCGGTCCCCATGCAGATCAATCCGATGGAGCTGCTCGACGAGGCGTCACGCGTCACGATGCTTGGTGAAGGTGCGATTGCGTCCGAGCGCGCGATCCCCCTCGAGGCTCGTGATGTTCATCCAACCCACTTCGGAATTCTGGACCCTGCACGCACGCCTGAAAGCTTCAAGGTGGGCGTGGACCTGCGCGCAACAATCGGCGCACGGCGTGATGACAAGGGAAACCTCTACGCGCCCGTGCGCGATATCAAGAGCGGCGCAGCGACGTATCTCAAGGCGGGCGACATGGCGAAGTCCGTCATCGCATTCCCTGGCGAACATGTCGGGCCAGGAAAAATGGTCGATGCGATGGCGCACGGAGTGGTGTCGCGTGTGTCGTCCGACAAGGTCACGCACCAGCTCGAACACGTCGCTGATCAGTACGGGCCGACCTCAAACCTGTTGCCGTTGGTCTACGGTATCCAGGCAAACCGCGTGCTCATGGCCAGCAAACACCAAGGCCAGGCATTGCCGCTCACGTACCGTGAAGCGCCGCTCGTACAGGTCGCGTCGTGGAAGCCAGGGACGTCTGTCGAACGAGAGATGGTCAAACTGATTGTTCCAACCGCGCGCTTCGCCGGCATGGTCACAAAGATCGACGACGATCACATCCACATCACGCCGCACACAGACAAACACGCATCTGAGGCCGCATCTGAAGTCGAGACGCGGTTGGAACGTGTGAAGGTGGCAGCGACGGAGCCTCACAAACTCCATTACGACGTGCACTTTCCGCTCGCTGCCAAGACGATGCTCCACAATGAGCTAACCGTGAAGGTGGGCGACCGTGTCGAAAAGGACCAGCTCCTCGCGCACTCGAACTTCACCAAGGACGGAACGCTCGCCCTCGGGACCAACCTGCGCGTGGCGTACATGCCCTACCGCGGCCTCAACACCAACGATGGCATCGTCGTATCGCAAGGCGCTGCGGACAAGCTCACCAGCGAACACATGTACCAACACGCGCTCTCACGTGACGGTGATGTTCAGCTAGGTCGAGAAAAACATCGTACGTACTTCGGCAGTCGCTACACCGCAGAGCAGTACAACAAGCTAGACGACGACGGTGTCGTCAAACCCGGTACGACATTGCACAAGGGTGACTTGATTGTCGCGGGTATTCGAGAGAACAAAGTCACGGGGGACGCGCTCCTCCTTGGCAAGCTGTCCAAGTCCTTGGTCAAGCCGTATCAAGAAGTCACGCAAGTCTGGACGCACGACCATCCCGGTACGGTGATCGACGTTGCCAAGACCGCCAAGCAAGCCGCTGCATCTGTTCGTACGCAAGAAACGCTTCAAATCGGCGACAAGCTGTCCAACCGATTCGGCAACAAGGGCGTCATCGCGAAGATCATCCCAGATCATCAGATGATCCAGGACGAACACGGGCGCCCTGTCGACCTGCTGTTCACCTCCGCGGGCATCGTCTCGCGCATTAACCCCGCGCAGGTCATCGAGACAGCGCTCGGCAAAGTTGCTGAGAAGATCGGCAAACCGATCGTCGTACCGCAATACACGCCGGGCCGAGACAACATCCAGTTCGCCAAGAACCTGCTCAAGGAGCACGGGCTCACCGACAAGGAAACGGTCCTCGACCCGATGACGGGAAAGAAAATCCCGAACATCGTCGTGGGCAAGAGCTACATCCTCAAGCTGTTCAAGACGACGGACTCGAACTGGGCAGCACACGGCGCCGAGAAGTACGACTACAACCAGCAGCCCGCACGTGGTGGTGACGAAGGCGCCAAGGGCATCGGCAAGATGGAGTTCGACGGGCTCGTGGCACACAACGCCCGGAATGTGTTGCGTGAAGCTGCGTCCATCAAGAGCCAACGTAACGACGAGTTCTGGCGTGCAATTCAACTCGGGCTTCCAACACCCTCGCCCAAGACGCCGTTCGCCTACGACAAGCTGCAGAGCATGCTTACGGGCGCCGGCGTCAAGGTCACAAAGACAGGCTCGAGGCTCGCGTTGGGACCTTTGACCGACGCCGACGTCAAGTCGATGTCCTCAGGTGCGCTCAAGGATCCGAGCAAGCTCATTCGCGCCAAGGACCTTCGTCCCGAGACACACGGTCTGTTCGACCCCGGCATGACCGGCGGTATGGCAGGAACGAAATGGTCACACGTCGATTTGCACGAACCGATCGTCAACCCAGTGTTCGAAGAGCCGGTCCGTCGACTGCTTGGGCTCACGCAGAAGGAGTTCACGGAGCGCGTCGGCAAAGGCGGGCAGTGGTTCAAAACCGCACTCAATGAGATTCACGTCGACAACAAACTGAAGGACCTGACAGCACAGTCAAAGAAGGCGCGCGGACCAGCGCTCGATGGTGTGGTGAAGCAGATCAAGTATCTCGGGGCGCTAAAGGAACGTGGCCTCAAGCCTGCGGACGCCTACGTCATCTCAATGGTGCCCGTGACACCGCCCGTGATTCGTCCAATCCTTCCGCTTCAAGATGGGCGACTGCAGGTCAGCGATGCGAACCTCCTCTACAAGGATGCATTCCTCGCGAACCACCAACTCCGAGAATCAGCGAAGACGTTGCCGTCGTCGGAACTTCCGATGCCTCGTCAACATCTCTACGACGCGGTGAGCGCGCTTTACGGCGTGGGTGACCCCGTCAGCCCAGGTGCAGAGAAGCGCGGAGCCAAAGGCTACCTCGCGGCCATCACAGGTACGCGCCCTGGAAGTGGGTTCTTCCAGTCCAAGATCATGAAGCGTCAACAAGACGTCAGTGGTCGCGCGACCATCGCGCCTGACCCTACCTTGTCAATGGACGAGATTGGCGTGCCTGAAGGCATGCTCTGGGGCATGTATGGAAAGTTCGTCATCGGGCGCTTGGTCCGACGCGGCTATACAGCAACGGATGCGCAGAAGATGGTGGATGATCGTGTCCCGACTGCACGGGATGAATTGATCAATGAATCACATGAACGTCCGGTCATGGTCAACCGAGCACCGTCATTGCATCGTTTCAACATCGTGGGGGCGTATCCCAAGATTGTTGAGGGAAAGACGCTCAAGCTAAACCCGTTCGCTGAAAAAGGGATGAACGCGGACTACGATGGGGATGCGCTACAGATCCACGCTCCGGTAACACCTGGAGGCATCGAAGACGTCAAAAAGATGACGCTCTCGCACCTGATCTTCGCGGACAAACGTCCCGGCGTCTTGAACATCGCGCCTGACATGGAGGCCGTGCTCGGGCTGCACCGTGCCACGCAGGTGGCCACCAATAAGAAGCTCAAGCACTTCGAGTCGCAAGAAGAAGCGATGGCGGCGTACCACCGCGGGGACATCACCCTCAACGACCCCATCGAAATCAAAGGCAAGCACCTATAATAAAGCGTGTCCTTCGTCAGCAACGCGCACGGTCGAGGCGTGGTCGCCGCTCTCGTGCGGTTCGGTCTCAAGAACGCAGCCGAGGAGCTGCGGCTGAAAATCCCGAGCCGTACGTTTCACGGATTCGACGCGGCCCACAAAACAGAAGCGGACCGCGGCGCGAAGAAAGCAGCTGACGAGATCGAGGGCAACGCGAACAACCTCGCGGACATGTTCAAGCAGCTCGAAGAGGGTGTTTCACCCGCCGTTCAGCTTGCCTCGCGTGACCCGCTCGATCGACAAGTGTCGTGGGGCGCACCGTCGAACCTTGCGGCCGGCGATGCGGGGAACCGCGTTAGTGATATGGGACAACCAACCGGCTTTGGAGGCGTCTGATGCTCGATCGTTTTGTTAACCAGGGTCGCATTGACGCGATGGTGCGTTTCAAGGTCAGCATGTCGCTGGGTAAACCAGGTGGCGGGAGTCGCTTCAGCGCTCCGCCAATGGCAGCAGCACCGGCTGCGGCTGCCGCCAGTGCGGGCGGCGGCGGTTTCATGGACAAGGCCAAAGCGTTCGGCAGTGGCCAGCTCGGGGCCGCGAAGGACCTTCTGGGCAATATGCGCCAAGGCCTCGGCGGAGCAGCGTCCCCCGAGCTAGGTGCGGCAGCTCGCGGTGCTGCGCTCGGCAATCTCAAGACTCTCGCGCCGTCGCTCCTCGCAGGCGGCGGTCTCTACTTGATGCACAAGCACAAGCAGGAGCAGGCGCAGGCGCGGCAGCAGCAGATGATGCCGGGCAGTTTCTGAAACGTTGAACCATGCCGACGACCCTTGGCCAACATCTCGTCGATTCGATCCTTCCACAGAAGTGGAAGGGTGGCGGCGTTCTGACCAAGGGCGCGTTGAACACCATGCTTCTGGGTGTGGCCAAGGACGACGTGCACAAGTACCCCGACGTCGTGACACGGCTCAAAAGGCTGGGTGACGAGGTCGCTACGCTCGACGGAATTTCCGTCGGTCTCGACGACATTGCACCGCACGCAACCGACCGTGACGCCGCGTTGAAGCCGCACGCTGACGCGTTCCACCAGGCGACGAACAACCCCGACAAGATCAAGGCCCTCATCGGCGGGCAGAACGCGATGCTCAACCTCGCGCGCAATCACCCCGGCACGATGGGTGAGATGGTACGTGCTGGCGGACGCGGCAACGCCGCGCAGCTCATGCGTACGGTTGGAGCGCCGGTGTTTGCCGAAGATTCCAAAGGGAAAGTCATCCCGTGGTTCGTCAACAAGAGCTTCTCCGAAGGACTCAAGCCGGCAGACGCATGGGTGATGGGCGGGCAGGCGCGCGTCAATGCGGTGGTCTCGAACATTTCGGTCGTTGAACCAGGAGACCTTGCCAAAATTCTCGTCAACAACATGGGCGACCAGCTCGTGTCGTCCGTCGACTGCGGAACGCACAATGGTCTCGCGATGCTTCCGACCGATGCCCACATCATCGATCGGTACCTGGCAGGCACGAATCAACTGATCACGCCGCAGCTTGCGTCGCACCTCGCCAAAGAAGGCAAGGACGTCATCGTGCGTTCACCGATGACTTGTCAGGCCGCACACGGTGTCTGTCAACACTGCCAGGGCTTGTCGACGTCAGGACACGCCCACCCCATCGGGACGAACATCGGCGTACGCGCGGCACAGGCCCTCGCGGAACCTCTCACCCAGTTCGCGCTCAACGCCAAGCACGGCGGACGTGTGGTTGGTGTCGACGACGAGAAGCGGCTCGAGGGCATCAAAGGCGTGCGAGCACTGCTCGAGATTCCATCGTCGTTCGCGCACAAGGCCGTGCTCTCGGATCGTGACGGGTCGGTGTCAAAGATCGACAAGGCACCACAAGGCGGTCACTTCGTCTTCGTCGGCGCCGGCAGTCACTACGTACCGCCCGCGCACAAGGTGACGGTCAACGTCGGCCAGTCAATGTACGCGGGCGACCTGCTCTCAGACGGCGTTCCCAAGCCAGACGAAATCGTTCAACACAAGGGACTCGGCGAAGGACGGCGTTACCTCGTCGACGCGCTCTCGGACGTCTACAAACGTGCCGGCTCCGAGATCGACAAACGGCACCTGGAAATCTTGGCCAAGAGCGTGCTCAACCACGTTCAGATCACAGACCCAGGTCCGCACGATGCCTTTCTCAAAGGTGACATCGTCAACTACAACCAGTTCCAGTCGGCGGTCGCTGCGTCGAAACAACGGCGTCCGACGGCAGACGCGATCGGCGAAACGCTTGCCGAAGGCGTCCTACATCACACTGCGGGCACGTCCATGACGCAGCCGATGGTCGATCAACTCGTTCGCCACGGAATCACGACCGTCGCGACCGCGAATCCCGGTCCGCGCGCACTGCCTTTCATGCGGCCCGCGTCACGTACGCCGCTGCTCAACCCTGATTGGATGGCACGTCTCGCACACCGTTACTTGAAAGAGTCACTGTTGACGGGCATCCACCGTGGTGATGTTTCGAACTTGCATGGAGCGTCACCCGTACCTGCGTACGTTGCAGGCACTGAGTTTGGCTTAGGCGAAGAGGGCCATTACTGATGCTTGAGCGTGCACATACGAAGGGCATCGACGATGCCCTCACGTGTTTCCAGATCAAAGAGTCACGCTTTATTGATTCGGTCAAACGTATGGCGATCGGTCAACCTGGACGTGTCTTCGTCGAAGGGCCCAAGGCGTTCGCTCCCGGCGGTCTACTCGGACACAAGAACGTCTGGTGGCCCGATGTCAAAGGCGCGCCTCTGAACTGGCTCGGTCGTGCGGGTACAGTCGCCGCACCCCTCATGGCATTGTCTGCTATGCGCTCAAATCCACACGAAGGCACTTTGTCAAACGCGCTTGGTGCGCTTGGTGGTATCGCAGGAAGCGCGTACGGTTTCCCTGCGCTCGGTATGATCGGTGGTCCTATGCTCGGAGCTGCGGGTGCGCATCTCGGGCGTGGTGTTGGCCACTTGCTCAGCAGTGAACCAAAGAATCCAAACCAATGATCAACGACGCGTACAACAAAGGCCGAGCTGACGCACTCACACGCTTCAAGCTCAGCAATATACAAACGGGTGCAGCTGGCGCAAATCCGATGCTCGGCGGTCAAGCCGCGACAGGTTCGCGACCACAGCCAGGCACTTCTTTGGCGCCGCCAACTTCTTCTGCTCCTCCAATGGCGGCAGCCGCTCCGAAGGCTCACGCCCTCGGTTAGTGCAACTGTTGGATATTTGAGAGTCCCGCCCTATCATTTCGTCAATCTCTGTACGACTTCCCCGAGGCAAAAATGTTCAAGCATGCGTACGTCCGAGGCATCCAGACCGCGTTGGTCAACAACGGCGCAGCCGTGTTCCCCGACGAGACCACCGCGGCCAAGGTCGCGGACTACATCGCAGAGCGTGTCGAGATCGACCCGCTGACGGCGGTGCCACGTGAGCTGACCCACAAGGTCGCCACTGACATCGTCGCTGCTTCGGATTGGATCAAGAAGCAGCCGAACTTCAAGGCGGCATCGTTCAACAAGCTCGCGACGTGGGAAGACGTTGCGCAGGTCGCGGACCGCAACGCGACCCAGTTGATGACGAAGGCCGCCGAGGGTTCCACCATCGAAGGTGGCGACAAGGGAAACACCGAGGGCCAGTCGCCTGTTGGTGAGACCAAGATGGACGCGACCCAGCGTCCTCCGGGCTACGCCGAGAACAGCCTCGGCAAGACCGACGTCGACACCCGTCCGGGCGCAGTTGGCAAGGAAGAGCCGCAGCCGGTTCAGCCCAAGGAGACTGACCACAAGGACAACTCGGTCGTGGAGCACTCGCGCACCGCGTCGCTCGCGGACATGTTCCGCAAGTCGGCTGAGGGTTCGACGATCCTCGGCGGAGACAAGGGCAACAAGGAGCCGACGACTGGCGAAGGCAAGATGGACGCGACGCAGCGTCCTCCGGGCTATGCCGTCCTTCCCCACCAGGGCGCCCTCGGTGCCATGATGGAGCAGGTCACGGGCCCCGCAGTGATCGGTCGCGAGACCCCGCAGCCGCACATGCCGAAGGAGTCGCCGAGCGGTTCGAACTCGCTCACCGAGCACTCGGCCAAGGCCGCTGCTGAAGACCCGTACATCACGCTCTTCAAGAAGGTCGCGTCCGAGATCCACGAGTACCTTCCGGGCGGTCTTCACGAGGACAGCAAGATCGCCGCGGTTCGCGCCTGCATGGGCATGACGACCGAAGAGAAGGCGTACTACCTCCGTGGCTTGCAGAAGGAAGCGGCCGACGCGTCGGTTGGTTCGGAAACGCGCACGGGTATGGGTCGCTCGCGTCCCGGTGCCTACGACGGTCGCTCTGCCAACCAGAGCACCAAGCAGACCGATGACCTTCCGCCGTTCATGAAGAAGGACGACGACGAGAAGAAGGACGAGAAGAAGGACGACGACAAGGGTGAGAGCAAGGGCGGAATGCCGGCATTCATCCAAGACAAGATCGACGCCCGCAACGCCGACAAGAAGGACGGCAACAAGGACGAGAAGAAGGATGACGACAAGAAGGAAGCTTCGTTGCGCGACTTCTTCCGTCGCATCGACGCGGCCCAGCGCGCGTGAGCCTTCTGCGTCACATCCGAGAAGCAGGTCGTCTCGCCGTCGAGAGCAAGCTCGCCGAGATCCTGAACCCTAGCCTCGGCACGCTCAAAGCGAAGAAGACGAAGGAGCTAGGCGGCCTCCCTGACGCAAATCTTCCCAAGGTCGTCTCTTTTCCCGCAGCGTAGACGAGGTCCCATATGCCGGCGATGAGCCCACGCACACAGCAATTTCAAGCGGGCATGAATACCGGTCCGGACCAAGAGTCCGCTCTGTTCGAGCAGGGCATGTCCGAGATGGCATACAACCTGTTGTCATCGCGCATGCCCGACTTGATGCAGGACGTGGTCACCTTCAAGGTGCTCAACGTCGACATCGACAAGGGATCTGGTGTTGGTGCGTTCGTGGTCTTGCGCCAAGACTCGCCGATCTACGTCCCGGTCGTGATGGTCGACAATGCCATCAAGCCGCTGGAAATTTTCTACCACAAGGCGCTGAGCGTCTTTCTGCCCCTCTCCAAGGGGTGGCTGGATGAGATCGAAAAGACGGCGCTCGCGTCACTCGGCTCTGGTGTCAAAACGCCCGAGACGCTCTACACGGACGTCGACATCCGCAACGTGGTCGTTCCCCCGATCACGGGTCGGTTCTCGTACGCCGCGTGGGTTCCCGCGGCTCTCGTTGACGTCGCACGTGTGATGTCCTCTGAGACCCTCGAGAAGGTCGCAAGCGAAGGAAGCCTCATGCTTCCGTCGCTCCTCACAGCTGCGCCGAACCGTCTGAAAACGGCGTACACCAAGCTGCTCGAACGCAACCCTCAGCTGTTCAAGCAGGCAGCTGCAACGTACGGCGTGTCCGTACTTGCTGCAGCGTTGCAGCACCGGCTCGAGAAGGTCGCTGCCAAGCAGCAGCACGGTGGCGCGCTTTGGATCGCGGACTCCGACAACACACCGACTGATTTCAGACGCATCTTCGGCGACAAGGCCGGAGAAGCGTACGCAGGCGTGCGCGTGAAGGGCTACGCGTCGAAGGACGAGCGGCTGAACCGCAACCTGGCAGTGCAAGAGCAACCCTACGCGCAGTGGGTCGAGCCCAAGCAGCCGGGCGTCTACACGCTCTTCGCTTCTGATGCGAAGGAGCGCACTGCGTTTGTGATGCCTTTCCCGATTGACCTGTTCGACAAGGGCACGCGCTACGGCCGACGTCCGGCAGTGCCGGGACACAACCCGCTCATCAACAACTCGTACACAGACCCTGGTACCGAGAACCAGATCAAGACGTACCCCCACAGTCGGCCAAACGAGGGGGACTTTGCAACCCGTCGGCGTTTTGGCGCTGAACCGTTCCTCGCGGTGTTCGACAACGGAGACTACATCGAGCCGTCGATGCTCGTGGGACGTCCTTCCGTTGCAGATGATCTCAGCGGGTCACTGCACAAGCGGATGTTCACAGATGTGAGCGGAGCGCCGAAGGTCGGCAAGGGCTTCTTCGTTCGTCAGATGGGTACGACGTACCAAGCCACGGTGCCCATCGAGATCAAGTCGATGTCGACGGGCTCGGACGGTGTTCGTCGCATCAAGGCGACCAGCATGGGTGGCTACGAAGAGAAGACGATCGCAACAGACCCCGAGCATCCGTACAACACGATCTGGATGCCCAAGGGCGCGGACATCGCGTACCTCCCTGCGGACTTCATCTGGGTGCCGCTCAAGGAGCGCCTCAACGAGAAGTCCTGGTTCAGGTCTGCACTTGACCTACAGGCACACGTTTCGTCGATGTTGGCTTCAGCAGGCGCGAAGAAGGTCGCGATCAAAGACGCGGGTGCCAAGCAGTTCTCCATCAACGGGATGGCACCACTCAGCTACGTCCCTGCGCTCAAGAAACTTGCGCACGGTTGCAACATCTCGGTCGATGACGCTGAAGCACTGCTCGAAAAGACTGCGGCCGATCGATCAACGACCGCATGGATCGCCACGAAGATGCAGCTCGCACAGGTGCAGATGCACCTCGACAAGCTTGCCGAGGACGGAGACAAGAAGAAGTCCGACGACAAGCCGAAGAAGAAGGCGCCTCCGAGCGATTCCGGAGCGCCTCCGGATGGCGGTGATCCAGGCATGGACCCGGGCATGGATCCAAACCTCGGCCAGGACGCGGCGATGGCTGCAATGGGCCCTCCGCCGGCACCGCCGCAGCCAGCGCCGCTCGACCTCGCCGCAATGGAAATGGACCAGCACATCCAGCAGGAGATGCAGAAGCTGGTCGACAAACAGCAGACCATCCAGATGCTGCTGCAGCGTTCGAGTGAGATTGCAGGCGGCGCACCGCCCGCACCTACCGTTCAGACTCAAGCGATGGGCGCACCTCCGTCGTCGATGAACCTCGCGACGGGCGCTCCAGGCATGCAGCCCGGCATGACCGCCAGCATGGGTCAGCCGCAGCAGCCCGGCATGGATCCGTCGATGCAGGGTGGAGCGTTTCCACCTGCAGCGAACGACCCGTCGATGATGGGTGGACAGCCGCCCGGCGGTGGTCAGCCCGGCATGGACCCATCGATGGGCATGGACCCGACGATGGGTGGTCAGCCCGGCATGGACCCATCGATGGG